TTGTGGTGGTGGTGCTGGTGACTGGTATTGTCAACTAAATGGGCTGGGGGGCTTCGGCCCCCGGCTTTTGACTCGTTAAGGAGGTAACAAATATGAGTCTCAGACAGAATGCGGTACAGCAGGTCAAGATTGCGGCTGTGGCGGGGACCACGGCGGCCACAAATATCGCGGTGGCCGGTATCGTCAAGAATGAAGACGTACTGCTGGGTGTGTATAACGTTACTGATCACGCGATGGTCACTGATTTTTCGATTACCAGTGACGGGAACATCCAGTCGGCTGCTACTGATACGTCCCTGAAGAGCCTCCTGGTTTTCTGGGGAGATCTGTCGGCGGGTTAAAAGAATTAATTGAGGTCGGTGGTCTGAAATTGATTTCAGGCCACCGACCCATTCATCTGAGGAGGCGTTATGAGTGTAGTCAAGTATGCCTACGCAAAGCTGGCCTACGGCAGAACGTACAAAACGCATCTGGCCGGTAGGACAGTTGTTTTCGAGGCCGGGAAAGAGTATACGCTGACCCGGAAGGAGTACAACGAGCTGGTGAAGCGAACTACTCAGGATGAGAAGCAGGCCAAGATTTTTGAGATGCGGTTGGTAGATCCCCCTAAGCCGAAGAAGGCTAAGAAAAAGAAGAAAAAGAAGTCGGAGACTGAGTAATGGCCTTGGATGTAACGGTCGGCGGACCAGATGCTACGAGCTACGTGACGGTGGCTGAGGCGGATAGCTACTTGGCAGGACGTAGTTCGTTGCAGGCGGCCGGGTGGCACGATCTAACTGAAGCACTCAAAGAACCTAGAATCCGCCTGGCAGCAACATTGCTTGACAGATTACCCTTTCGGGGCGTGCGAGCTTGTTTGGAGCAGGCGTTGGCCTTTCCTAGGCTGCTTCGTAGAGACTCTCTGTATGGTCAGGGTGACTCCGATACGGTAGCTGGAAGGTTCGACACCTACGCTGATGTCACGGCAAAAGCTACTCAGTTGGGAACAACGGCTCCTGGTGTTCCTCAGCTGGTAAAGGACGCGCAGTGTGAGTTGCTTTTTCAGGTGGCGCATCCTTTGTATGACCTTGACGCTGATACGACGGAATCTCTTGAGGCGGATAGGGGCATTGCCAGCGTAAATTTGGCTGGTCAGATCGACATCGCATTTGATCCAGCTGAGTCTGCGGTTAATCGGGCTATGACCCAGCTGCTGGGGGATGATGTTTTGGTCCCGATCATGATTGTCAGGGCGCTTCTGCATCCGTACCTGGCAAAGATTAGGGGAAGAGTCGTTGGCCGGGTTACGTGATCAGATCGTAGCTGCCAGCAGGCGTGCCATCAGGCAGATCGACAGCCTGATGACCGATGTTACGTATCGAGTAGAATCCGGTGGCGGGGTGGACCCAGACACTGGAGATTACACAGAACCTACAGTATCTGATACATCCGTTCGGGTGCTTATGACTAGCTACTCCTGGAAGGAATTGTGGTCTATGCAGGGGTATGAGCAGGGGGACATGAAGGCATTGATGGAGAGGACTAGCAGCGGTATTACCCCATCAGTGGATGGAAAGATTGTGGATGGGTCGGGCAATGAGTGGGAAATCGTTGATATTCGCTCTGATCCGGTAGAGGTCCTGTGGATTATGCAGCTGAGGAGACTCACATGATCCACATGAACTTTAAGGTAGATGAAGAGTACACACGGGCAAAGAACAGGATGGGCAGAATGTCCGAAGCTGATATTACTCGTCCTGCGAGGAAGATTGCTCGGTATGCGATTCATACGATATGGGAGCGTGTGCTTACTCAGCAGATGGATGTAAATGATAGACCTCTGGCTGCTTGGTCTGCCGGGTATGCTGAATGGAGGAAGACGCATCCTGGTAAGTACCCAGGTAAAATCTTGGCCTATACAGGGAAGATGCTGGAGAGCGTGCGGTGGTATTGGAGAAAGAGGACTAGAACTCACGCTAAAATTAGGATACGTCCGGCGGGGGCTCGGGCAATGAAACTGCTTGACATCCATCATATGGGTAAGACTGGGAAGGTACGTGAATGGTTTGGTCTTTCCCCACGCGACAGGCGAACTATTAGGAAGTTTGGTGATAAGGTAATCGCTGATGAATTTGAGAAGCGCAAATGAGTACGGTTAATTTCTACGATTGCATCAGACTGGTTCTACAAAATGTTGCGTCTGGCTCTGCTGTGGATACTGTTTTTCAGGCAGAATATGGTAGGGCCGCGACCGTTGGTCTTGGGAAGACTAGGAAAGAGCTTGGGGATTCAAGCCTTCCGGCCCTTGGTATCACTGACGGGGATGAGCTTCCGGTGCCTGATGATACCGGGGACTCTTCTGCTATTGGTGAGCTGACTAGTTACAGGGAAGTAGTGATCTTCACGGTTGTGGAGCGTGGGAAGCATATTGAAGTGCTAAACAAAGTGGAAGCAGCGCTTGTTGACACGTTCCACCGGCAAAACCTTGGAGGTTTTCGGTTTGAGTATTTTGGGACTGACAGCGATTATGATTCTGATCAGGAGACTGCGGCCAGAGCGTTTTCGTTCAGAGTGACCTACACTAAGTACACACTGTAGGAAAGGAGCTTGAGATGGGACAGGCACAGGGAAGTAACAGTCGTTGTGCGATTCTGACTGAGACTACTTGGGGGACGGTGGCGTCGGCTAATGCGACTACTAGAAAGGCGTTGGTTATCCCGTTTGTGACCGAAGGTATGGCTTACAGTCGTGGCCTGGTTGAGGACCCGACTATTACTTCCGCCAGAGACTTTCTAAAGTCCGGGCGGGGGGAAGTGGATTCTGCCGGTGACGTAAACGTGAGGATGAACTATAACGCCCATGGTGAGCTTCTGCGTCATGCTCTTGGTGGGTACACTGTGTTCGAGGTGCATGAAATCACGGTCGGAGTAGGTGAGGCTGCTACGTTTACGGCAGGACTGGCGGTGTCTGGAGCTGGTACGTCGGCCGGAGCTACAGGGATTATTCGTTCCATCGACACCGCCAATGCGAAGCTATACGTGGTGGTTACTGCCGGGACGTTTGCCGATCTGGGGACTCTGACAGATACTTCCACAGGATCTGGGACTCAGACTGGTGCAAGTGTGCAGGTAGCCTATGCTCATAGGTACCGCATCGGTGATCCTTCGGATATGATCGGGTTTACCTTCGAGAAGATGTTCAAGTTCTCCACTACCAGCTATGCCTTTCATCAGTACCCTGGGTGTCGTGTGAATCAGTGGTCGTTGAATATGGCATCGTCCGGTCTGGTTGAGGCTACGTTTGGGCTGATCGGGAAGACTGAGGTCAACCCTGTTCCTACCGGAACTACAGCTTATGATGCGTCTTCTCTGGCAAACGGTGCATCCGCCAATATCGACGATCTAGACCACGTGGCATTCGACAACTTTGACATCCAGATTCTGACAGAGGCTGGTTCGTCTGCTGTGGGTATGGCTACTGAGCTTACGTTTCAGTTGAGCAACAACCTGGACGGTGGCGTTCGGGCTATCGGTGGGCAGGGTGCTCGTGCAGATCTCCCTGTTGGTAAGGCCAAGGTGTCTGGGAACTTTGGGGCGCGTTTCAGCGACCTGACGATGTACAACAAGGCCCTGGATCATACTGACTCCAGTCTACGCTGTATCCTGGATAAGTCTGGGTCGGCGTGGGGCGGTTATGGGCAGTCCGGTGGAGAGGTGATGGACATTTATCTCCCGAACCTGGTGTTCACCCCGCAGGCTCCGGCGGTTGACGGTCCGCAGGGTATTACGATCAGTCTGGACTACGAGGCGTTCTATACTCCTGGGCAGGCTGAGACCACGATGGAAGTATGGCTGCTGAATCAGATTGCTGACTACTCGGCCGTGTACGGTGGTGCTGAGTAATAGCGGATAAGGTGGGGAGGGGGATTTCCCCTCCCCCCTGAAATTGATTTCAGGACACAGACTGGAGGCGAGTGATGGGAATTAAGATCGGGAAGGCTGTAAAGATCAAGCGTCAGATTGAGACTTACGACGAGGACGGCGAGCTGAGGGTAGTGGATGTGTGGTTTAAGGTTCTTCCGCCGACCAAAGCCATGGCGCAGAAGATTGCTCAATTCAAGGATAATCCAGAGGATTTTGATATTGAGCAGGTTTTTGCCCCAGATGAGATTGCTCCACTGATCAAGGGTTGGGGCGGGTTCGATGATGGTGAGCTAGACGAGGCTGCCACCGAGTTGGCCAGGCAGAAGGCTATTGCCGACGGTATGTCTCCGGAGGAGGCCGTTGAGATCGAAGTATATAAGCCTCTTCCGTGTAATAAAGAAAATCTGACAGCGATGTGTAATCAGTACCCTTCTATCCACGCCATCATCATTGGGTGTCTGTATGAGGCGGTTCCGAGGAGACTGGAAGAGTCCACAAAAAACTCATTGACCTCGCCCGCTGGCATTTCGGACCAGAAGGGGCAAGATACTGTGTAAGAGCCTGCGGCGAGGGGGTGCAGCGAGATAAGATCACGGAGCACGGGAAGCTTTGTTTGGAGTGTGACAATAGGAGGCCATTGGTCGATCCTGACAATGAAGATGCCTGGAAGGTCTTCAATGCCTGCTCGACTCAGTGGATCAGGGCTGGTATGGAGGGAGTCTGTACCGGCCTTTTTTACCCCAGCCTGGAAGTAGTACTTAACCTGTATGGATTGACGGGAGAGGATAGGACAGATTGTTTTGAGAGGGTGAGAATCCTGGAGGCGGAAGCTCTCTCGGCAATGGCGGAGGCCAGGCGTCAGGCACAGCCCACCGACTCTGAATGAGAGAGGCGTTTACATAATGGCAAAGTACAGGACTACCATTGAGATTGATGTAAATGTAGACGGCATCCAGGAGATTCGGGCTGTAAAGGCTGGGATGGAGGGTGTTGAGCGGTCAGGCAGGAGGGCCGCCAAGGGCGTCAGTAGCAGTATGGATAAGACGTCCAAGACCCTCAGGAATCTTAGGAATCAGATTTTGGCTACGGCTGCTGCGTGGGGGGCGTGGCGGGTGGCCTCTAACGTTGTAGAGATTGCGGCTGATTTTGAGCAGGCTATGGCCAAGGCTGCTTCTGTGGCCGGGGCGATGGCCGATGAGCTTGAGCAGATGACTATGCAGGCCCGACTGTTCGGTCGGGAGACTACATTTCTTGCTAGTCAGTCTGCTGATGCGTTTTACTCTCTGGCGTCTGCCGGGTTATCGGCCAAGGAGTCCATGGATTCGTTGGCCGGTACTATGCTCCTAGCCGGTGCCACTGGTGAGAAGGTTGGGGATGCTGCCGAGCGCGTCACTGCGGTGATGCGCGCTTTTCGTATGGAGGCGGTGGAGACCAACCGGATCGCCAATGTGATGGCTGAGACCATCGCTTCCTCCCCTGCAACCCTGACTCGTCTTGGGTTGGCCTTCAAGTATACAGCTGGACTTACGAAGTCTTTCGGTTGGCAGATTGAGGACACAGCTGCCGCTCTTGGACTGCTGCATCGTGCAGGGTTCTTTGGTGAGATGGCCGGTGTGGCGCTCAGAGCCGCGTTGGTGCGCCTTGTTCGTCCGATGAATATGACGCGGGAGGGGCTGAGGGACCTAGGGCTTACAGCGTCTGAGGTCAATCCAGAGCTGCATGATATGGGAGAGCTGCTGGATACGTTCGCTGAAAAAATGGATATTGCAGCGAACTCTACAAAGCCTTTCAAGCAGCAAGTGCTGGACGTGAACAACGCGATGTTCTCGATGACCAAGATTGTAGGTCAAGAGGCGTTGCCTGGTATGTTGGCGTTGATCATGCAGGGCGGGGATGAGTGGAGGAAGTTTAGGGACCAGCTGTATGGTACTAAGAAGGCTGGCGAACAGTTCGTCATGATGATGAACACAATGAAGAGTCAGTTCATCATCTTGAAGTCGGCTATGCAGGAGTGGGCTATCGCTGTGGTCACCCCGCTCTCGGATGCTTTAAAAGCTCTGACCGCAGCTGTTGCGGATCAGGTAAAGAGCATGTCGGAGAGGATTGATCAGGATGCCAACAATATAAAGAGAACGTTCAGGCAGTTCGTTGTGGATGCCATCAAGTGGTCTGGGGACATGGTGGCTGCCACACAGCGGGTACTGGATTCGCTGGCTCCTATTGCGTCTGCCTTCTTTACTATTCTGGGACGTATTTATGGGGTGATGACGGCCATACCTAAGGAGATCGCTGCGGTTGGGATTATTGGTTTCCTGATGTTCGGTACCAAGGGCCGCATCATGATTCTGGCCGCCTTAGGGTGGGTCAAGATGTTGGATGATCTGCTGGGAGATTTCGGGACCAGTATGAAGGAGATCCTGTCAGATTCGTCCAAGGTCAACGACAATTGGAAGGCGGCTCAGAACAACGTCACTATTGTGATGAAGGTGCTCAAAGAGGATTCCAGTGACGTACTGTCGCAGCTACATGATATGGTAGGGTTCAGTAAGGAGTTTGGTACTACGTGGAAGGATCTGCTAGACGTGCTGTCGGCAGACCCTGCCAATCTTGCCGAGACTCTTCCTGAGAGACTGAAGAAGCAGTTTATTGATTCGGCAGGAAGCGTTGAGGCTGGGTACAAAAAGACAATCAAGATTGTTAGGGCATCGTTGATCAAGTTGGGAGATGATGGCGATGAAATTGCATCCAAGCTGAAGACTACCCTGGCTAGGGGCGGGCGGGAAGGTCCGCTTGAGTGGCTGAAGCAGGCCCTTAAGGACACAGAGGTCAGTGTCCAGGAATACCTTGATCCTAAGAAGTTCCTGGCTCGGATTGAGAATATCAAGAACATTTTGCAGGACACCAGTATGGTGCTTCCGCCAAATGTCTTCAGAAGCGTCTCGTTGCAGATCTCTGGGGCCGGACGGAAGTTCAGGCAGGAGATCAAAGCGGCTGCTGAAGAGTACAAGACAGGTATATTGGAGAAGGGTGAGACTGAGGAACAGGCAGCAAAGGCTTACAGGGACGCTGTACTAAAGGCTACTGATGATTACCAGAAGGCCTATGAGGCGGCACAGTCTCAATATGCTGAGAGTCTTGAAGAAGTAGTAAATGTAGAGAAGGCTAGGGTCCAGGCTAGTATCACAGAGCTAAAGGCCCTGGTGGCGCGCGGGCAGATTGATGCAGACAAAGCTGAAGAGCAGCTTGAGCGTAAACAGAAGCGGTTGGAGAACCTAGCAAAGATACTAGATCCTAGAAGGATGTCGGCTGAGTTTATGTTTAAGTTCCCTCCGGCCAGGGCTTCGCAGGCAGCGTTTGTTGATCCTGATGCTGAGAGGGCTTTTAAGGACTACGCCGAGCAAGTGCGTAGGACTGTCCAGCTGACCCAAGCGTCTGTGGATGAGATTTCCAACCTTCAGGCTCGGTACAAGATTGCTGAGTGGCTTGGGATGGGGGCAGAGGCAGCTGAGCTGTTTGGGAAAGATCTTTCGTCTCTGAGTGGGATTCTGGCTAGCGTGGTTCCAGAGGAGGCTAGGAAAGAAATCATTGAGCTGTTTGAAAACTTGCAAAAAATCGAACAGTTAAAGTTAGATAAGGCTGTCAGTAAGCAGGCAGATGCTCTGACACTTGAGGCACAGTTGCTGGGAGCTGTTGGGGTGGAGATGTATAAGCTCCAGGCGGCTCAATGGTTGATGAATCGTGGTATTGAGGAGGGCACAGCTCTCTATGACCAATACATAGCTGCTATGTCCAGGGTCATGGAGCATCAAGATGAAATTAATTTCAGGAAGAGTGCTCAGAATTTGATGATGCCTCAGCTGGACCGGACGGCCTTTGGTAATGCTTATATGGAAGTGATCAAACGGTACAGAGGGCTGCTTGAGAAGGCTACCTCTGAGGAGGAAAAGGCACAGCTGGGGGCTGAGCTGTTTGGAGAGCTAAGTGCCCTTTCTGCTCAGTTCCGTGAGGATGAGCTTCAGAAATGGGAGGAGTATGCTTCTGCTTGGCGGGATATTTTCATGGGACCCACGTCTGAGTACGAGCAGATGTTTGGTGATCTTGGAGATGTATCCTCCAAGTATTTTGACAATGAGAGGAAAAAGGCGGCTGCGCAGGCCAAGTATATGCAGAAGATGGCCAAGGAGCGCATCAAGGATGAAAAGGCGCTGGCTAAGATCCTGGCTGATATTGAAAAGTGGAAGATCAATCAGGAGAGGAAAATCGCCCGTGATGAGCGTAGTAAAAAGCTGAAGGATACAAAGACCTTAGTCCAGGCTGAGCATCAGATCATTCTGGAGGATACAAAGAGGTTCAGCGAGTTGGATCTTGAGACCAGGATGAACTACGAAAAGCAGGCTTTGACTGAGATTGGTTTGAACTCTGATGCTATGGTGGCGATCAGGCGGCAACAGTTGGATCTTATGGTTGAGGCCATGCAGTCTGCCGGGGTAGAGGAGGCTGCGATTCAGGAATGGAGGCTCCAGAAAGAGCGGGAGCTGGATGCAGAGATTTGGGCTACACGGACGAAGCACACGCAGGATCTTTTGAATGCTACGTCCAATCTGTTCGGAGCCATGCAGGGATTGTTTGCAGAGCATACTGCTGCGAATAAGGCTTTTGCTGTAGGGTCGATTATTACAGACACCGCCACAGGGATTATGAAAGCATTTCAGCTTCCGTATCCGATGAATTGGATGCAGGCAGCTGCGGTGGCAATTACCGGGGCTACGCAGTTAGCAAAGATTGGCGGCAGCGGCGACACGTCTGTAGGCGGAAAGGCCCCGCCTGACATTCCTCCATCGGATACGTTTGTTGGGGATGTAGGTGCCACGTCTCTAAGGGCCATGGCTGTGGAGCAGGATGATCGGCTTTCTCAGGAACTATTCAGACTGCGGGTGGCCATCAGCGAGCTTTCCACGGTTATGGAACGTAATACTAGGCTGTGGGGCGCGTGGTTTTCCGGTCAGCCTACGGCTGGGTCTACTCTTGGTGGGCCGACCGGTCTTCCTGGCACAATGTCTACTCGGGCTACGAACCCGTTGAGGATGGGGTCTGACGTATTTCGGGACGCGTCTGATGTCTTCGACGAGATTTTCGATAAACTCTTGATTCCAGACTGGTTGGATTTCTTGAACATTATGGAGTGGTCCACCAAGTTGGTTGGAAGCTCCCTGGGAGGGTTGGATAAAGCTTTGACCGGCGGGAAGATGAAATTGAAGACTCAGATCCTGCGCGGCGTCCATGAAATGGCCTACCAGTTTGGTGAGCAGTTCTACGTTGAGATGTACCAGCAGGCTAAGTCTGGGAAGAATATCTTTGGAAGCAGGAAAACAAAATGGAGAACGGATACTCTGGACGGTGGTTTCCAACAGCAATTCAACGAGGCCCTTCGGTCGATGGAGGAGATGCTCACTGAAGCAGGAAGAACTCTGGGTATAGACGTTCAGGACTTCCTTGGTGATTTCACAAGGTCAATGTCGATCAACATCAAGGGGTTAGATGCGGACTCCATAACCAAGGTGATGGCAGAGTGGTTCGGGGATACGTTTAACCTAGCGGTTGAGCACCTGTTCTCTGATATTGGGCTTAGTATTGATAGGTTCAAGAAGGAGGGTGAAGAGGCTTCGGAAACGTTTATCAGGTTGGCTACTGATGTTGCCTCTGTTGAGTTTGCTTTCAGGCAGATTGGTGTTTCGCTGGACAACATTATCCCGGCGTTGCAGGGGTTGGACAGTGTTGACTCTGGGACTAGGGCCGCAAACCTGATTCAGTTCACGTCTGATCTGATTGGAAATCTTGGCGGTGACCTTGATAGTGCTCTGTCGGTGATCGCTGGGTTCTCTGATGCCGTGTATTCTGAGTTTGATGCTCTTCGGATCAATATGGAGATCGGTGTCAGTGCCGTCACCGGGATTCTTGAGCAGGCCGGTGTAGAGCTGACAACTGTTACAGCAGAGAACTTCCGAAAGGCGTGGGAGGCTGCTTCGCAGAGTGGGCTTAGTGTTGAAGCTGCGGCGCTTTGGATGCAGGCTGGGAATGCACTAAGTGTGTATTTGGATCTCCAGCAGGATTATAACGATAAGATCAGAGAATACCAGGACATTATTGACGAGACTAAGGTTTCCAAGGCTGTCCGTGATTATGAAAAGATCGTGCGGAGGTATGAGGATGCCTTGAGTAAGATGGTGGATGGGACCAGGGAGAAGGCGCTGGTCTTTGAAGCCTATGTATCTGAGTTTGTGGGATTGCAGCAGGATATTGCCGATTCGGTAGATGGTATCCTTCGACCGTTTGAGGACTATTTACAGTTTGGTGGCGGTGACTCTATGGCCCGAGATATTCGGGATACATACATGGAGGCTGAGGCTGCTATCCGTGATCTCCAAGATTTGAATGCAGCTACCACTGAAAATATCCTCTTGGTTCAGAAGGCTCGGGACAGGAAGATCCTGGATATTCAGAAGGGCTATTTTGATAAGCTGGAGGATATAACGAAGAGTGCTCTGTCTGATCTGTTAGATTCGTTGAGTGGCTTGTGGGATCGGATGCAGGGCTGGTATCAGTTGGTGCTGGGGGATGACCTGTATGCTTCCACCCAACGGACTTCCCTTCAGGGACGCCTTCAGAGTGCAAATTTTGCCTCTACAGAGGATTATCTGGAGGGCTTTGGTCAATGGCTGGATCTGTATATCGACTACACACAGAAGCAAATTGACGCTCTTAAGGAAAACGCTGAGGCTTCGCGTGAGGCGTCTCTTCAGATTGCTGATACTATTAGGACTATGAGTCTGGATCAGGCTTTGGCTCCCAGTGTATCGGCTGAGGGGTATTGGGCTGAGTACAGAAGATTGGCTGAGCAGGCGGCTGGTGGGGACGCTGATGCAAAGCAGGCATTTGCTGACTTCGTGTCCAGTCAGTTCCTTCCGTTTATGCGGACGTTCATGGGCTCTGATGCTGGTTCGTACCAGGCGCTGTTCAGGGACGTGGTTGACGAATTGAAGAATATCGGAGGTCTGGATGAGAATCTGAAATTGATTTCAGATCCTACGGTAAATGCGTTGGAGCAGCAAACTGCTATCCTGGAAGATGGAAACAATCTGATTCGGGATCTTCTTGATACAATGGCAAAGAACACTGGGATTCAGACTGAGTATGTGACTGAGTTGAAGGGTGGATTTGGGGCTATGACTGAGCTGTTGGCTCAGGCTAGAACTGAGCTGGCTGCTATTTCGGCAAATACAGGAACAGAGGGGATTCTCAGTTCTGACAGTCCGTTGAGCATCTTGTCTGATGCTACTGTTACACAGATGATCATGGATCGGACTGAAAGAAATCCGTTTCACAGGATCATCACAGCATTGAATACTAGCAACAACCTGTCGTTGATGGATCAGCTGACCAGTATGGAGACGCAGGAGGCGCAGGCGTGGAATGCTATGCTGGACGCCCAGGCTCTGGTAAATCGGGAAGAGCAGGAAACACAGTCTATCCTGGCCTCGATTGCGGAGGTCCAGGACCGTCTTGCCAGTTACGCTGCTACTGGCGTAGAGGATATGCAGGCTTATCGTGAAGAGCTTGCTAACATTCCCACCGGACGTAGTGGGGAGTGGATGGGGCTGGGTGGTGGGCTACGAGGGCTGTCGCAGGATACTCTGCTCTCAAATATCTCGAAGTTTGCTGCTGAGGCAGCTACCAATCTTGGGTACACCCGGGACTCTCAGTTCTACGCTGACATGGTAAATGCTCTCAAGGCGGCTATGTTTGAGAGCTTCGGTGGGCGGTGGTCTGTTGATGATGCCAAGTCGATTTCGTTGGAAGTGATTGACCAGTATATTCAGAAGCAGCAGGTGTTGGCTTCGCAGGAGGGGGATGCGTACAAGCGAGACACAGAGCTGTTGGCTAATCTGATGGCTCAGTTGGCAGTGCAACAGGGCCAGGGGATAGGTTCTGAGGCGTGGGCTCGGCAGGAGTATGAAGCCTCTGTGGAATCCTGGAATATAGTGCATGCTTCGGCAGAAGAGCTGCGGGATGTGCTGAGGGAAGTGCATGGATTTGTGATTGACGAGTTGAAGTGGATTGCTGGTAACAAAGTACAGACCGGGCTTACCTCTTCAGTGACCTTGCCAAGCGCTGCGTCTGGCGCATGGGACACAAGCGCGCTGGGTGGGATGCGTGGCATTAAGGGGGACGGCAGGTCAGACGGATTCCTGGCCGTGTTGCATCCGAATGAGATGGTTATTTCGGAACGACACGCCGGGAAGGTACGAGAGCTGATGAGGCTCTATGGACTGTCGGATGACTATGGGGTTCCGAGCTATGCCTTTGGGACTTGGGACACAAGTGGATCTTTCCCCACGAGTTCGCCAGCTAGCTTGCTCAGTTATAGTGGCCCTTCTGCGGAGGCTATCGGAAGTGCAGTGGCTAGAAACTTGGCAATGTTTCAGAGTGGAGACGGGTCTACTGTGGTGAAAGTGTATCTTGGTAGCGATGAGGTCACTGATATGATCGTGGATAGGGTAAAGTATGCTTTGCGGTCGGACGGTGATTTTGTAGATTCGGTTAGGAGAGTCTAGTGGCAGTTCAAACGATCAAGACGCTTCTTCAACTTGCTGGGGTTACGTCAGCAGCCGTGCCTGACGCTGTGGATGTTATGTCTGTAACTCCGCAAAATGTATTGACAGAAGGTTTTGATAAGAATGACGTGGTCAGGATCGGGGATGATGGTTCAGAGGAGCGGATTGAGTTTGGATCTTCCACCCCAGAAATCATTGTGAAGTTGCAGTGGACCTATCTTTCGGATGCGGATGCTGGAACGTTGATGGAGTTCTGGGTAGATCCTATGAAGGGTAGGGGGAAGATCAGAACTTTTGTGTGGCAGCACCCTACAGAGGGTGGGGGGACCCAGCAGTACGTAGTGAGATTTGCCAGTAATATACAGAGATCATTGAACGCAGTAGGCCATTTTGGCATTGCCACAATCAGCCTCAAGATCATCGGGTGGTACAACTGATGCGTCAGTTTTCTTCTACGATTCAGGCAATCGTTGATGCCGAGCAGAAATATAAAGCCTCGTGGCTTTTCACTGTCACGACTGTTGCAGGGACACGCTATTACTGGTCTACGTCTACTGTAGATGCGGCGGACAAGATTGGTGATGGCATTTATCTGGAAGATGCAGTAACTGTTGGCGGCGGGGACGGTGTTGCTACCCAAGCTTTTGAGTTCAAGATCGTTAAGTTTGGTGGGGTGACTCTTCAGCGCCAGAAGAATGAGTTTGGTCTGATCTCTCCCTCCAGAATGAACTTTTCTGTCACGAATAAGGGGAACGTTTTAAGCTCTGAGGATTTTGAGGGGGCATCAGTCTGGGTTGATCTGGCCATGTCTGATGGGATAGATCCGAGGGCCCATGTGGTCAGGAGATGGCGGTTCAAAGCTGTTTCCGTAGACTCTAATTATGAGCAGCTAGACTTTGTATGCGAAGATTTCTTCCAGCAATACTTAGAGGGCTACTACCCTGAAACATCTTTAATCGCAGAGGCATTTCCTGATACGAATACGTCTCAGGATCTATGTGTTCCAGTAACGTTTGGGGCTGCGTATATCCCATTGGTTCCAGTGTATACAGGGGGTACGAGAGTCTACTTGGTTGGGAAGGTTGTTGGCGGAAGCACTGTATCTGTGGATAGGGTACGGACTCCTAGGAATATAGCTGGAAAAGTAGAATGGGTTGTTCCAACTGATGCTAGCTGGGTGGACAGTGGAACTGTAGTAGGGGCTGACGGGGTCTCGTACCATGTTGGATACTTAGACACCGGTATTGGTGGAGCCCCGTTGTGGGTATCTGGGGATAAGTTTGAAGCAGTTCCAACCAGATTTACAATGTCCAACGGGACTTATACAAGCACCAACCCAGCACAGATTGTGTACCAACTCCTACTAGAGTTTGGTATTTCAGAGACTGATATTGATCAGCAGTCTGTAACGGATGCCACTGCATGGTTTTCCTCACGTGGCATTGAAATGGCGGGGGGTTGGTGGACTAGACAAGAGCGTAAAAATGTTCTGGCGAACCTATTGAATCAAGCTGGAATGGACCTAGTCTGTGGTGAGCAGATTGAGTTTAAGCCTTTTGATAATACGTCTGTTGCAACGGTGGATTCTACTGTTGTGATCGGCAGACGCAAGGGCGAAGGGTCTTTTAAGTACAAGAAAAAAGATGTGCGGAAGATCCCCAACGCTGGTTATGTAGCCTGGCAGGAAGCCACTGATTCCATTGACGCATTGTTGAAAGACGGTGTTACGGTGGACGGGGCTGGGGATAAAAAGCAAGACAAGGCAGTTGAAATCAATTTCATCCATGATCAGACACAGGCCTTGAAGCTAGGAATGTTGGTGCTTCAGCGTCAGCTTCTTAAGCAGGCTGATCTGTCATTTACTGCCAAGGGTATTCTTTTGTCCCTTGATCCAACAGACACCATCACTGTCAGTGACTCTTTGTACGGTCCGACTGGGGTAACGTTCAAAGCTTTGGTGGACTCTGTCACTGTAGCCAGTGATCTAAGTCTGAAGATCAAAGCTTCTCATTTCTACAAAGTATCCAGTGGTCCTACGTCGTATCTGGATGATTATGATTCGCTGGTATTGACGGGGGCTATTTGGCAGACTGATAGCTCTGACGCCTATTCTCCAATTACGGCCGGGCCGGATAATGATGGGACGTCTGACACTGCTCCGAACTGGGTACCTGGACCATTTCGTGTAGGTAACGCGGTCAACTTTATTAGATTGGACCCGACAGAGACAAGTAGGAATGGTCCAGTTCTTAGAATGACCACTACTGGGGTGAATAAGATTGTGCTGGGGGATCTCTATGATGAACGTAGCTTGGTAGATGCCTACGGCCTTTTAGGGAAGGATGCGGCAGGGGCAGTGGCCTTTGAAATCTCGACAGATAGAACTAAGTTGTCGGCTTTTGAGTTCGATCAGAATGCTCTTACCTATGGATCTCTAGGTACTCGTCTTGGACTGGGTTACGAAGTGACTGATGGGGTATATGGAGTTTGGGCCGGGGCGGAAAGTTTCAATGCAGCTCCATTTAGTGTTTCATCTGATGGAGCCTTAAAAGCTACAAATGCTACAATCAGTGGTACGATCACGGTGGGGGCTGGGTCTTCTGGGTATGATAACCTTACAGATACTCCTCCCCTGGCCCAAAGCTTGTGGGTTCCGGCAGATGGAGAGGTGTTTACTTTTACAGAGAATGTAACAGGGTCTAAAGGGACGTCTCCGTTATGAGTAGTGCTCTTAAAACTGTTATCGTTACGTGGACTTGGGCAGGAGATCCTTTTGCCCTGCGTGGTTTCAATGTAGCGATCACACCAACAGGAGTGGGTGTTCATCCAGATACCCACGCTGTATCTACTGGTTTTGCTGGGCCGGATGCGTCCAGTTATGAGTTTTCTAAGATAGTGTTGGACGTTGGGGTTGAGTATGTTGCCTGGGTCCAGGCTGTTTATATTGGAAAGGATAGTGATTGGGTTAGTCAAGGTACTTTAACGGCGGCAGATGATGGTACCGCTACTATCCCTCCAGCTCACAGTGCTGCTACAGGGGCACGATGGGTACTGGAGCCTGGGCAGTATTTCCGTATCTATGATGATACCGATAACATCATATTCGATGCTACTTTGGCTGGGCCTGATATAGGGGACGTATTTTGTGGAGATTTGGCGGCAAATAAGGGCTGGAAATGGGATAAAAGTGCTGGAACATTTACGATTGGTAGTAATGTTATTTTCTCGAATACATTAGCTTCGACAGTTGAGGCTCAGGCGGCTGAGGGTTCTAATGCCTGGAGCAAGTTCTCAGGAGTTGGATCGACACTTCCGGCCGGAAACGTCGAATTCAACTTTGCGGATTCTGCTACGAAGGGCGGAAACGCCCTCAACACTGACGCGGTTGGTACCAAGACTGCGGTTGAGGTCGAAAATGCTGTAATCAATTTCAACACTCGAAATGATAGAGATGGGACTGTGATTACAGCCCCAGTGGTGGCTACGGATGGGACGGCTGTAGATCATACTATCAATACTGATGGTACAGCTGATATTAGTTTTGAATGGTCATGGGCTGGGGTGGATTCTGATATCGACGGCTGGATTGTTTATGTGAGGCAGTCTAGTAGCTCGCTGGCTTATACTTTTGGGACTACCCCGGCGGAAGAGAAAGTATTTTACGTCACTGCTGATAGACGTGCTGTGCTTATCTATGGTGTTCCAGCGGATAAGTATTACACCTTTGGTGTTCAGGCGTATCGGATCGTAGACCCTGATATTGACGCTTCTGGGGTAATTACAACTGCGATAGTTCAACCTACACTGGCTGGGGAAAATCCGTACCAACCATCGACTACTGTAGCTTTTGCCGGAGATATTACTGGTACTATCGGTGGTACTCCCGCCCAAACTGTAAGGGATAATGCTGCTAGTGGTGCTACCTTCACAAGCACCGATGCTGGAGCTTTGGCCTACATTGATATTGCAGACTGGGGTAGTCAAGTAGGTGGAGTAGGCAAGCCTGATGATTATGCCAATACTTCTAGTGCCTCGAATTTAGTATTGAATGGAAATGCTGAGTTTGGGAACAATTTGAACTTTGATCAGTGGGCATATGATACTAGCGTTCAGGCTTATACAGGGAAAGGGTGTTTTTCGTACACAGGATATGTCCCTGCTCTCTTCAGTGAAGAATTTATTCCAGTTAGTGTGCATGATGAGTTTGAGCTGTCCTGTGCTGCGGCCCATGCGGTTGAGGATAGGATTTACCTAGGCTTTGCTTGTTATACAGAAGATTTAGTTAATATTGCTTATCATCAATGTTGGCGTTCAGCTGCCAAAGATACGACTTTGTACTCAGCGTATACGGCAGGTAGTTTAACAGTTGAGATCTACCCAGCAGCCGAAGCGTGGTATGACTCTACGGTGAGTCCCTGGTCTTTTATTCAGTTCGATATAGCTACTGATTATTCGGATTTACCAAACTTCAATACTGTTCAAATTGATACAATAGATACGTCTCCAGGTACGTATTGGATTTTGACATTAAAATCAGCGGTTCAGACATCATATGCGGCTGGAACTGCTGTAGGCAATTCATATGCAGGGGGTAGTTATAATTATGCGTTAGCCGTTAATGATATAAGTCCGACAAATTGGACATACTATAGTGCGTTAATTGGAGGATCTGTTAATTCAGCTACAAGTCCTCCGCCGGTTAATCTGTTTAGGCGTGGCACGGCTTATATTAGATTTCTGTGTCTCCCATGCCGTGTTGCTACGAATACAGTTTACGTGGACGCGGTTAGTCTCCGTAAGTTAGGCACTCCTGAAATCAATTTCAACAATCGAAATGACAGGTTATCCACCGCTGTGGTGGCACCGACTGTGGCGGTGGACGGGACGGCGGTAGATCACGTAGTAAATACTGATGGATCTGTGGATATAAGTTTTGAATGGGCTTGGAGCGGTGTGGAGGCTGAAATTGATGGGTTTATTGTTTTTGTCAGGCGTGGAACTACGAATGTTGCGTATACAATAGGCACAACACCGTCGGAAGAGCAGGTTTTTTTCATTCCATCAGACAAGCGTTCCATGATTTTTGGGGGGTTTCCAGCAGATGGTTATTACACATTTGGTGTACGTGCTTATAGGGTAGTTGACTCTGACATAAACGCAGCTGGGATAATGCTGTCGTCTGTGGTACAGACTGATGCAGTGGCGGGGGAAAATCCCTATCAACCTTCTTCCACGGTAGCATTCACCGGGGATATTACCGGCACCGTGGCGGGCACTCCAGCAGCAACAGTCGAGGCCAACGCGGCCGACGGTGCTGCGGCCAAGGTCAAAATCGACACGGACGTCGGGGCCGACACCATTGAGACTGTGACCGGGGCGGCGGACAAGGCATCCACGGCCGAGGCCAACGCCAAGGCCGCCAGCGAGCCCCGCGTCACAAAGAGCGCCACAGCTCCGACCACTCCTGCCGCGGATGATCTATGGCTGGACCTGTCCGTTAGCCCGCACGTGTGGAAGCGGTGGGATGGTGCAGCATGGGTCAAGGCTACTCCGACAGAGGCCGACGAGATCAACGAGAGCGCGACCCGCAAGTGGGCGGCCGAGAGCGGTGCCGACGTCACCGCCAACAACCCCCAGGACTACTCGTGGATCACCGGCACAAAGCCGCCGCCTGACGCTACGCGGAACATCATTTATCGTCAGACCACTGCACCCACCGGAGCGGTGGACGGTGATCTCTGGTTCGACACGGACGATCAACTCCTCTACCGCTACAACGGGGCCTCCTGGGAGCAGATCGGCACGGCAAACGTCACATACTCCCAGGCTACCGCGCCAACCGGCACCAAGGGCGACCTCTGGTACGACACCGACGACAACAAGCTGTATCGCCACGACGGAGTTGGGTGGCAGCAGGTATCCACATCGAACGACATTTACTCCCAGAGTACAGCCCCAACGTCTCAGAAGAAGGGAGACCTCTGGTACGACACCTCTACGAAGAAACTCAAGCGGTACAACGGAACCGCCTGGGAAGACATCGGCAACGATTTCACAGCCACCAGCCAACTCACCGATGATGCAGGCCTGGGCCAAACAGCAGACTGGCCTCAGATTACTGGCACCGGCAAACCAGCTGACAATGCAGACGTCACAGCCGACCAGATGGACGCCGGGGTGGAAATCACCTTGGCTGGTGGCGGCATCCGTGCAGGGAAGACCGGGTACAGTGACACCACGGCGGGCTGGTTCCTTGGTCGGGACACGGATGGGGTGCCGAAACTCCGCGTCGGTGGAACGACCTATGAACTGGCCTGGGACGGCACGGAGTTGGTGATCAAGGGCAAACTTAGCGTGCAGCCTGGGTCCACGGGGTACGACAACATCGAAGACAAACCCCCGCTGGCCCAGAGCCTCTGGGTCCCTGTGGACGGAGAGCTGTTCTGCTTCTTCGATCACTTTTCGAGCACCAAGGGCATCTCGCCCCTGTAGGAGGACATGAGCATGAGCGTAGTCGCAACGATCCGGCCGGCTTGTGATGGGATTTTCGGGCCCTGTGTGGCAGTGGAGGAGGGGACGACAAACCATTTACAGTCCCCCCTTGACCTAACTGACACTACCGTGTGGGTACCCAATGCAGGCTTGTATCCAGTCTCTGAGGTCCCTAGTGCTGGACCACACGGAGGGAGCGCTTTTGATCTTATATGCAACGGCACTCTTGGAGATCCGTATTTCTACCAAACCTACAACACAGGTGCCTCCCTTGCCGACCGTACCTTCACATTCTCCGTTTACATGCGCTCAGACACTCCGAACGACGTGAATCCGATGGCACTCTATCTCTATGATGACACAGCCGCAACAGATGTCCATTTTCAGTCCTTTACAGTAACTCGCGAATGGCGTCGATACAATATAACAGTCACCTTCGCCGCCACTGTGACTGACACCCTCATCAGGGCTCGCATAGACCCTAGCAACCCCTCCAGTATTATACCACCTGATGGAACTATGCTGAGAGTTGCCTTGCCACAGTTAGAGGAGAAACCTTTCGCCACCTCGTTCGTGGATGGGACGCGGGGGGATGGACAGTTGTACTACCCGCTGGCGCAGGTCCTAAAGAATCGCAGTGCCTGGACCGTGGCTTTTTGGGTGAGACCTTTGGGAGAGCCGTCAAACGGTAACAGGGCTGTATTTTGGACAATTGGGCAATATACAAACCCTACGACTGAAGATTACCAATACTGTGGAATGGGAGCGCTTCCGTATCCATCTACTCTGTACTGGCACGTTGCCGATAGACTTGGTATCGCCGCAGCAATACAAAGCACGTCACTTATACAGCCTGGCAATAACTATCTTGCGACGCTGGTTTGGGACAAGTCTGGCACCGATATGCGGTATCTGTATCTCAACGGTGCGCTGGAAGCCTCGACGTCTCTAGCCGCCTACAGTGCTGAAGTGCTGTGCACCGCCAGGCCGGAAATGTGGGTCGGGCACTATTCGTATAGCGCCTACCCCCCTAATGCCCTGTTCAGTAATTTCTTGGTGCTGCCGTATGCAGTCGATGCCGACACCGTCGCAGAATGGTATGCGCTCCAAAAGCCCTTCTTCGACCCGGCCCCCCAGATCGTAGTGCCGCGCCCGAGCAATGTCAGCCTGAGCGTGGCGTAGGAAACTGCCATGGGAAAGACGACCAAAACCATTACGGTAACCTGGGACTACGCCGGCGACCCGGCCCGCATTCTGGGCTGGAACGTCGTCGTGAACGGCTCCGCCACGGACCCGTACTCCCAGGTGTACGCCCAGGTGTTCAGGCCCCGGCCGGCCACCCCGCCCCACTCGTGGCCCACGGCATCGCCGAATTTCAGCCTCGACCTGCCCCACGTGCTGGTAGACGGCGGGGCCAGCGTGTACGCCTGGGTGCAGCAGATCTACCGGGACGGCGACTCCGAGTGGCTCTCCAGCGCTGGGGTCACGGCGGCAGACGATGGCATCGCTACGGCCGACGAGATCAACGAGAGCGCGACCCGGAAATGGGCTGGGGAGAGCGGCGCGGATGTTACGTCGGCCAACACGGCGGCCGACACGGCGGCGGTGGCGGGCACGGCGGCCGCAACGGTGCGGGACAACGCGGCTGCCGGGGCCACGTTCACGAGCACCGACGCCGGGGCGGTGGCCTACCTGGACCAGATAACCGACGTGCACATCCAAGACGGCGCGGTGGTGGCGTCGAAGCTGGCGTCAGCCATCGCGTACAGCGGCCGGTTTGAGGCAAAAGGAGGCGACGGTGTCACAAAAGCAGGCATGGCTGGCGGCGATACTGGTGATACTGCTATTCGCATGTGGGCAGGAGCCGACTACGCAAACAGAGGTACCGCGCCCTTTCGTGTGACGCAGGGGGGCGACATCTACATGGAGCAGGGGTTTGTCGGTCCGCAGCAGGTTCCAGTTGCTACCGTGGCAGACCTCACGGAGAGGACAACCCAGGACGCCGTGTATACGGTCGCGAGCACAGGTGGTGATTTTGCCACAGTACAGGCGGCCATCGACGCGTTACCTAGAATTGTGGATCATACCATCACAATTCAAATAGATACACTGAAACATTCAGTGTGGTCGGAAGCCGTGTCAATCCTTCGTAAGGGTGGATTCGGCAGTATCAAAATAACAACGTCGTCTGGCAACGCCAACGACTTGGTATGGTCTGCGCCTTCAACCAAGTCACCTTTATGGATCGGTGGGTTTTACCCAAGAATAGAGGTTAGAGACATCACCTTTGAAGCTGAGACAACAAGCGGGTATGAGGTTGGCTGTATAACCGCCCACGGATCGAAAAGAGTTATCGTTTGGAACTGCAAGTTTCAAAAGGGTGCTGGAAACACCGGTTACGTGCGTGGCATTCTGGCAATTGAAAGCGCGTGGGTGTACTCAAACTACAACTACGACGGCGCCATCCAGGTAGACACGGGGCATTTTGCCAGAACCGGGAGCATTATCGTTTATACGTCCAACGTTGGCGTGGCCGCGTCTGGACAAATCAACGGTATCGTAACGAAGGGCTTTTCCGACTAGGAACCCAATGGCCAGATTCATTGTTGCCCACCTTGCCCTTCTCCCACTGAAGGTCCTCGTTCAGGTCCTGGGCATACTACTCGGGTGGCGGGTGGGCCTGGGTGTGTTTGTGCCGCCCGATGAGCCGGTGCGGCGTAAGGTGGACTGTGCCCTCGACCAGTATCATGTATTTGGTTGGGGGGCGTATTGTTGTAGGACCCGGATTATCGTTAACTGTGGAAAGGATGTGTTGGCATGCAGTAAACACCGACGGTCCAGTGGAACAGTATTGGGCGATCGGTGTTGAGTATGAGTTTTAAGTTAACGGAAAGGCTTGGAGTTTAACCTGAACGACAACGTGGCGTTGATGTTGCAAGGTGTGACTGGTAAATACAGATGGTTAGGGTTTGATATGATAAACTGGATTGAAATCAATTTCAGATGCTGAGGGGTTTAGATGGCCAAGACAATCTACTATAAAACTGCTTTAACCGGCGGGACGGCAGATGCGCTGGATAGTATTGACGGTGCACTGTTGGCCCATGATGACGTAGCATTCGTACTGGTCGCTGCTACCAATACGTCGTATGTCTACAGGCTTGACTCTGGGTCTGGGGCTTTAGAAGCCTCCCCGGATGTCATTGCTCCAGACTTGAATGCCGGAACCAAGAGATGGATTCTGTGTCGGGGTGTAGTTTAACCTCTAACCTTCTAGGAGATGAGTCATGAGTAACATTAAGCTTGCTACTCCCACCGCCGATGCCATGGTGAACGCTGCTGTCGATCTGATTGATGCCGGCGGGGCGGCCGGTACGATCAATATTTACGATGGTGTTCAGCCTGCCACTGCTGATGACCTTCCTGGTGGGACGCTGCTCGGTACGCTTACGTTTAGCCTCCCGGCGTTCGGAGCTTCGGCTACAGCTACAGCTACAGCTGCTGCCATTACTAGTGATAGTAGTGCGGACGCCTCCGGGACGGCAGCGTGGTTCCGTGTATTGGATTCATTGGGAGCTACTATTTTCGATGGTGACGTTACAGTAACTGGCGGCGGGGGAGACCTTGAGCTGGATGACGTCAATATCGTCGCCGGTGGTGTGATCTCTGTTACGTCGTTTACCTTTCACCAGCCTCGTTTCGCTGGGGATTAATAGGGGTTAGCTATGGCTACTGAGCTTGCACCGTTCCTCAAGCCCCTGTACGACGAGATTGTAAATGATCCTGAGGGGCACGGTTACGCGGCTATGACGGCGGCGGAGCTGAAGGCTTACCTAGAAGCTCCCAGGTACATGACGTTGATGGAACATGCAGCGTCAAGATTCACGGATCGGACCCTGGCGGATATGTGGGGGCCGGACAGAGTATCGACTCTCTTGGACATTTTGGACCAGCAGGCGGCAGCTGGGGACAAAAAAGTGGCCCTGTTCTTGAAGCTGCTGCGAGACGGGGCGGCCGGCGGGGTGTCAGCGGGGTCTGATAAGACCAGGATTGAGATCGACAACTTTGTGACGTCCGGGCTGATCACAGCGGCAGAAGGGGCCGAGCTGAAGGCACTGGGCGAGCGGTGGACGAGTATCCTGGACAGAATCGGGTTTCGATACAAAACCGTCTCTGAGGCTTGGATCAACCTGATTCGTACCGTCGCCTCTGGAGGATAAACAATGCCTTCTGTAGAGAACGTAATCCAGGTCACATTTAATAGTGGGGTGGATACTTCGGTAGCCCTGGCGGCTGGGGCATCGGTAACCAGCGATGCCGTGGCACTCACGCTGGGTGCCTATGCACGGGAGATCCGTGCAAAAATCAGCGGAACGGCAGAGGCGGATAAGGACGTGGAAGTGCATTGGCTGTCTACCGGGGATGTTGACGGGGATGCGATAGCCGATACAGATAATCAGGGCACTTTGGTTCTTACTTTGGATACGGGTAACCCTGGAACAAAGCCGGGGGGTTTGATGACTGTAGAGCGGGATGGGTATATCAAGTTTGTGAACAATGCTGCGACGAATAGCTTTACTGTGTCGGCTGTGATTGTAGAGGAATACTGGAGCTAAAACTAATGCCGGTTCTCACGATTACAAGCCGATCGGCTATCAGGCGTGCCCACCAAAAGCCCCCCCAATGGGGGCCTTTGTCTAAGGTGCAAACGAACGCCTACTGGGCGGCCGAGCATGTGCTGGGGATTGATCAGCAGAGCATCGTGGGGCTGTGGCCGTTTTGGGAGGGGGGCGGGTCAGTTGCATATGACGTTTTTGGTCACAACGCCACAATAACAAACCCACTGTGGGTCGTAGATGGGCTGTATACTAGCGACACACCAAGCTACGCCTCGGCTAGTGTAGACATAACTTCATGGAACGAATTTTTTGTCTTCTGTTATGTTGATCCGCTTGAAACTTCATCCTTATACCCAAGGCTGTTTTCTATATATTATTCTGTTTCAGATGACCTCAGGCTGTACTCACCTGCAGATGCCAGTAACACAATATCGTTTGCTATAGATGATGGCTCGCCGGTGACGGTAACAGCCACACTAGGCAGCGGCAACAAGTCGATAGCGGCTGGTTTCGATGGAAACAATATAAGACTGATAGTAGAAGGAAACCAGGTTAGTGCTGCTGATACACCATCGTTCTCAGGGTTCGCACAAGATTTACGTTGGGGCAGCTCGGCTGCTTATAGTACAGACAACTATAACGCATACATAAAGGTTGGTTTCATATGTAAGCTGTTCCCGAACGACGACGCTATTGATCAACTACAATGTAACCCATACGCCCTCATCCGCCGCTATCCCCGCCCCTGGGTGTTCGACCTGGGGGCTGGGACAGCATTCACCGGTACAATTACGGCGACAACTCAACTTCCGGCAATTACGGCTGCCGGTACGACAACAAAACCGGAATATAGTGGTACTGCACAGACGGTTACCCGACTTCCGGTAGCCTCCGCAACCGGCACAGTCACCAAGCCTGAGTACAGCGGTGTTGCCGCGGTTAAGTCGTTACTTCCGACGGCTTCTGCTTCTGGTACAGTTACCAAACCTGAGTTCTCAGGGGTTGGTACTGTAGCGACCCAGCTTCCTCAAGCTGCGGCAACCGGAACGATAGCAAAGCCTGAGTATTCTGGCACAGCGCAAGCAGCAACCCAACTTCCGGCCGCAACGGCGAGTGGTACCTTTGTAAAGCCCGAGGTTACAGGAGCAGCTGTAGTAAACACGCTGCTACCAGTAATCAATGCTACAGGTGTGTTGGGGGTTCCTTCTTACTCAGGTACGATTCAGGTAAATACACAGCTAAGTAAGGCTGTAGCGTCCGGTGCTTTTGTAAAACCTGAAGTTACTGGTACAGCGTCGGCTGCTACTCAGCTTCCAGCAACAAGTGCAGCTGGAACTGTAACGAAACCTGAGTATTCCGGTGTTGGTCAAGTTTCAACCCTTCTTCCTACATCTTCTGCTGCTGGAACTGTAACCAAGCCTGAGTTTGTAGGGACAGCCCAGGTAGCAACGCTTCTTCCGAAAGCAACAGCAGTTGGTACCATTACAGTTCCTGAGTTTGTAGGTACAGCTGCGGTCACAACACTTCTTCCTACAGTTGATGCTGTGGGAAGACTGGGTGGGGAGATTGTTGGAGTAGCTGTTGTGGATACCCTGCTCCCGGCAATATCTGCAAAGGGGGTTTGGAGAACGGAGATTGTTCCATTGATTGGGGGGCAGATCACTGTGGAGGAAGGATCAGCTGGGACTATTACGCTGGCCTACGATAGAGAAATATCCTACTCATAGAAGGGTAACGCCATGGCTACCCCCGTTCCAATTTGGCTGGGTAAAGACAACCGGCTGGTAGTTACGCTGACTACAGCTGACGGTTCTCCATACAATCTGGCCCTTCTGACAAAAGCTACACTTACGCTAGGGTCGATTTCTATCAATTCGGTGGATAATGCCAGCTTGTTTGATGTCACCGGGTCGGTGGGGGCTGGTAAGATCTTAATCCAACCCGGCTTAGCTAATTTTGTACCTGGTATCTACAACAAGGGGATCTTTGAAACAGTAGACGTTGATAATCCAGAGGGGATTGTTTGGTCTGATTCTCTTTCGTTTGAGGTAAGACAGCTTTAATCCTTCCGCCGCTCTTTGATGAAACTGTGGAAATTATGATTGAACAGCCCGGGCATCCTGAAATTGATTTCAACCATGGAGATGCTTCTGTGCAGCCGCAGACTGCTTCTTTGAGAAGACCACCAGATGATTTGATTAAAACCGGAGATTGTGCTGATCCTTCTGTGCAGGAAAGCCATGCGCAGTTTATGGTCAGTGCGTCTAGTTGGATGCAGTCTGCCCATGCTGTGCTTGAGCAACTGCCAGGATGGCAAAGCACAATGTGTGAAAAGTTGGATAGGTTAGAAAGTATGTTGTCGAAAACGGTCACGCAAGCAATGGAGCAGAATCATGCTCTGGATATCACACTGCGGGATGTTACTAAGACATTGGCAGCCCTTCAGATTTGGCAGAAGGAGCATGATAAACTACACGCTGAGCACAATAGAAGATTGTCTGATAGAATTTTCAGGATCACTCAGCCGATTCTAACGGCGGGGCTGCTAGTGTTGTTGGGATGGTTTGGGTCGTCTCTTGGTAATCGTCCACCAGTACAACAGGATAAGACGGTAACAGCACTGATTTTAGAAAACGAAAAGAAGGAAACAGAAATCCTACTGGAAATTTCAAGAACTATGGACGATATAAGTAAATCACTGATGAAACGTGATGAGCGTCCTTAGCCTAAGAGGGGACATGATGAATGACTGGCATCGAGGTTTTGCATGAGATAAGAGGGTTAGTACAGAAGATCATTTTAGTGGCCGAGGTTTCGGCTACTAAATATCATGATGATAGAAACATGCAAAGGTTGACTCTATGGGTCAACGAGTTGATTCAACTTTTAAGGGAATTGGAAGGCTGCGAGGTGTGTAAGAACAATCCTGATAACTTAGACTCCTAGGATTGATCATGAGAGACGTTAAGCTGTACGCTCCAGAGTCGTATTGGGAAGCCGATCCCAAAGTAAGGGCTGTAGTTACTGGGGGCTGTGGTCCTGGAAAATTAGGAGACTGGTTGGTGCCAGATACACTGTACGGGCTTTCGGTGCGCCCAGCGTGTGAGATTCATGATTGGATGTATGCGGTTGGAGACACCCTGTCGGATAAAGAGGAGGCCGACAGGGTTTTTTTGAATAATATGTGTAGGATCATCGACGCGAATACAAGTTGGGGGTTTCTTAGATGGCTGCGGAAGCGGCGGGCAAAGAAGTATTATTACGCCGTCAAGTTGTTTGGCGGTACGTCTTTCTGGAATGACAAGAATGAATCCAGGAACTTCCGGCAGCTTAGTGTTTTGGAGGAGTGGGTGTAATGGCTGACTTTGATAGGGCGTTCAAATTGTTATTGGAAAAAGAGGGCGGTTTTGTTGACCATCCAGAAGATCCTGGTGGTACTACAAAGTATGGAGTGTCACTGGCATGGTTGAAGAATATCCCTGAGGGTGATCTTACTAACGATGGGGTGATCAATTACCTGGATGTTCAAGCTCTTACCATCCCGATCGTGAAATCGCTATTCCAGCGATACTTCTGGGACAAAGGGAGAATGGGTGAAATCAACAGCCAAGTTGTTGCGGATAAACTATTCGGACTCTCTGTGCTTTTTGGTCTTCCAAGAGCGGCCAGGTTTTTGCAGGTAACGATTAACCTACTGCACAACAAGCATAAGTTGGTGGTCGATGGATGGATCGGTGACAAGACTCTCCGGGAAGTTAACTCGTATAGGTATCCAGGGGCGATTCTGGGAGGGTTGAAGGGGGAGGCGTATGTTCGTGTGCGGGTAGGCAATCCTACTTTCAGGGCGGGCTGGTATGATCGTATCATGAATGCTTGATTGACAATCGGGCCCTTTTCTGCTATTATCCCTGTGATCCTGGGTGGTTATGCGGAGCGGCCTGGATTAGCTGGTTTTTTTCTGGGTCGTTTCCGTCCCGCCTCGCCTCCCGGGAAACGGCCCAGCTTTTTTGAAATCAATTTCAGACGGAAGGTAGGCGTATGGCACGGATGACAGACTGTGCAAACTGCCCCTGCAATAAATGGAAGGGTCAGCTGGAGGTCAGGGCATACACTAGCGGGCATGTGAAGGTTCATGCTGTTTATGACGAAGTTGGTTTTAGAGGAAGTAAAACAGCGGATTTGATGATAGTTGGGGAGAGCCCAGGTGCGTGGGAGGTGTACAAAAAGAAACCATTCATTGGGGACTCTGGAAAATTGGTGGATAGAGTCCTAGTAGAAATTGGGCTCTCAGAAGAGCCCATTTTTATTGCCAATGCGTGTCGCTGCATGATTATCAAGCGGTCTGAGAGGCAGCCGCACGGTTTAACAGACAGAGAAATAAAACTGGCTGAGAAATGCTGTCGTCCTGCTCTGGAGACGGCTATCAAATATGTGCAGCCTAAATTGATAGTGCTGTTCGGGAATGTGGCTCTACACCAACTTCTCAAGCAATCTGGTATAACCAAGAAACGTGGGATTCCTCAATACTCAGAAGAATTCAAGTGCTGGATGTTTCCCACGTACCACCCGGCTTTCTGTCTTCGTGATAGAAAAAATCTGACCTACTGGCGGCCGGATATGGACAAAGTAGCTCAGATGGTCAGGAACAACTATAAGCCTGTAGAGGTAGCCGGTTTAGCTACCCGGACTGTTGACTCAATTCAGTTTTTATTGGACCGCAAGAATTTCAGTGTGGCGCTTGATACGGAGACTCAGGGCAATGATCGGTGGAGTAGTAATCATGTAGTGGTGTCTTATTCAGTAAGTGACTCGGTGGATGGTGGCTACAATATTGTGCTGTGGGAAGAATGTAAGGCTGGAGAGCATGATAAGGTCATTACCTGGGATCGGGCACCTAAGGACTCGAAAACTAAGATTCCGACCAAGATCTTTATCCGCAAGGCTGAAAACTACGAACAAAAAGTAGCAGAGTTACGAGAACTGCTGTACCGGCGGGACATTAAGAAGTACATGATGACAGGGTATGACCTGCATCAGTTCGAGTGGTTGGGGTTGGATGCCGATAAGATCCAAATGTACGTGATGGACGTTCAGACTGCTGCTCACTGTTTAGACCCAGATGTGCATAAAGTAGCCTCACTGGCTGATATTCAGCGGGCATTCTGCCCTGAGAGGGCCGATCACAAAAGTCAAAATCTGGTAGATAAAACGGACATGTTGGGATCACTGTCAAAGCATCCGGAAGAGTACGAATTCTACGCGTGTGCTGATACTGCTACGACTTTAGCCTGCGGTCTGATTCTACGGGACAAGATTCGATCTGACAAAAAACTGCTAAATTACTACGTTAGGTTCGTACAACCGGTAACCACAAGGGTCCTCCATAAAATCGAAAGGACGGGGGTAAATTTTGATCTTGAGGGCCTACCCAGGGTCAAGGACAACGTTGCTAAATTGATCAGGCGGCTTGAGCAGGAGGCCATTGAGCTTATTCCAGAAGCTGTCTTGGAAAAGCATAAAAGTAAAGGCATTAGGCTGAGCAGAGGGGATCTGGTGCGGGATGTCCTGTTCAGCAAAGACGGTTTCGGGCTTAAATCTCCAGGCAAAACTGCCACAGGCAAAATAGCTATAGGGAAGAAGCTACTGGCCAGAGTGCGAGAGGAACTTGAAATTGATAGTCCTCCAGCAAGATTTATTGAGCTTCTCTCTCAATGGGGTCCGTACAGGAAATTATTTACCACGTACCTGACAGGGTTTGAGAATGCAGTTCATGAAGACGGAAAACTGCATACACAAATCTCAACGGTAAATACGGCCACAGGCCGAACAGGCTCTCGGAACCCAAACCTCCAGAACATCCCGAAACGGAATAAAGAGATTGCGAAATGGATTAGGCAGTTATTGGTTGCGCCGGAAGGGAAATGCTTCTTGGCCCTGGACTATTCACAAAATGAATTGAGATGGACTGCGTATAGGTCCGGTGATAGGAAGATGACCAGGGCCTATCAGCAAGGATTAGATCTACATCGCCTGACGGCCTCTGCCATCATGAAGGTAAAGTTGGATGAAGTCACAAAGTCTATGAGGCAGAATGCGAAGGCTGTGAATTTTGGGTTGATCTACGGAATGGGTGGAAGAGGGTTTCAGATTTATGCCAGGGATGAGTACGGGGTGGTGCTCTCCTTGGAAGAGGCGGAGGCTTGGAGGCATACGTTCTTGTATGAGCTGTACAAAGAACTTCCAAACTGGCATAAGAGGGAAATTGCCTTCGCACGGAAATACGGATATATCAGAACACCATTCGGTAGAATTCGGAGAACACCGAATATCCATTCTCAGGATAGTGACAAGCGGTCGGCGGATGAGCGGATTGCTATCAATACACCTATCCAGGGGGCTGGATCTGACACGACACTGTTCGGGGCTCTGATTGCGGATGAGACTGGGCTTATAGATGGTCGTACTGTCGATCTTAGTTTATTTATCCATGACGAACTGATATTCTTGGTTGACGAAGATAAGGTTGATGTGAAAGCAAAGCAGCTGAAAGACACGATGGAAAACCTGCCGTTGGAACGGTTTGGAATCAAACTCACGGTTCCGTTAGTAGTGGATATGAAACTGGGGAGAAATCTTGGGGATATGCAGGAATACACATTCTAATCTTTCCCCACGCGAGGAGAGTAGAGATGGCTGGTACAGATAACCTTACTAGAACCACCAAGCGGCGGCAGTTGAGGACAACAAAAAAGGTGGTGGCCAAGCAGGCCACGGATGAGCAGAATCAGTATTCCAGACAGGTAGAAAATGACGATCTGTTTGGCCAGCTTTATGATACGCAGGGCTCGAACATTCTGAAGCCTCCGTACTCTCCAGATAGGCTCTACCAGTTGTATGAGGAGTCTAGTGTTTTGCCTCAGTGTGTGGAGGCATACGTCACTAACATTGACGGGTTTGGTTTTGAATACGAGCCGGTAACTGGAATGCTGGCCGATATTCCAGATGATGTAGTGACGAAGGAAAAGCAGATTCTAAAAGAGATCATGGAACATCCGAATGCTGAAGAGACTATGCAGGACATTCGGAAAAAGGTACGCCGTGACCTTGAGGTCACAGGGAATGGATATATCGAAGTGGTGAGAAATGTTAGGGGTGAACCCTCGTTGTTCTTTTGGGCAGATTCAAGGAAGACTAGGCTCTGTGCATTGGAAGGTGAGCCTGTGGCGGTAAGTGTAGAAGTTGTAAGGCGGGGTCAGACAATTAAAGTCCCAGCGTTGAAAAGGTTTCGGAAGTTCGTACAGGCATACAAAATCGTGAACAACGAAGCTGAGACTACTACGGTTAAAAGGTACTACAAGGAATACCGAGATCCACGAGTGATGTGCTCTGAAACCGGGAGAGTTTTCAGAGATACCAGGGATGCTGAGTACCGGAAATATGTGGCGGAGCTGTTGGAGAATGGTAAAGCTTTCACCCCGGCCTCCGAACTTATCCATTTTAAGATCGGGACTGGAACGTATGGTATCCCACGTTGGGTAGGTACTATCTACACTGTGATCGGACTCAACCGAGCAGACTTCGTGAACTATGACCTATTCGATAATCAGGGTATCCCACCGTTGATCATTACAGTGTCGGGAGGAACGCTGACTGAGGAATCCTTGGATGATCTAATTGATCTGCTGAGTGAGTGTAAGGGCACTCAGCAATTCAACAAGACATTGGTGCTAGAGGCTGAGGGGGCTTCGGCAGGTGGAATTGACGACACGGCTACAGGGGCGAGGATTGACATCAAGCCTATGATCGAGTTCAGAAAAGATGATGCAATGTTCGTCCGGTATACAGAGAACGGGAAGCGCCATGTGCGGGAGGCTATGAGACTCCCGGCATTATTCATAGGAGCTTCTGATGATTATAATTACGCATGTTTTTCTAGTGATACTCAAACCTTGACAGATCAGGGTTGGAAATACTGGTATGAGTACAAGGATGGGATGAAAGTAGCTACGTATAATCCAGACACAGAGGAGATTGAGTTTGAACTGCCGCACGGCTTTTATGTGTACGATCATGACGGCCCGATGTATCACTTTTCTAATAGAAACCAAGATGTACTGGTAACTCCCAACCACAGAATGTGGGTTAAACGAGCAGATACAGATAACTGGGAGTTTGTGCGTGCTGAGCATTTGACGGTTGGGTCTTATAAGTTTATGGCAGAAAGTAAAACTACAGCTACAGTTACACTGCCGGATGATCTTGATATTGTCCCGTATAAGGGTAAGGTCTATTGTTTTGGGGTACCTAACCAGCTGTTTGTAACACGACGGAATGGAAAGGTTTCGATTCAAGGCAATACTGCAACGGTGGCCAGAGCGGTGGCGGAAGAACAAATCTTTCGTCCTGAACGGGAGGCCTTCGACAACACCTTCCACCGGCTTATCAGTATGGAGCTGGGAGTGCAGAGGCTCAGGGTTCGGTCGAAGGGTCCGGAACTGGTGTTGGATGAGCTGGCACAGAAGAGCTTCCCGTACATGCTCCAGTACGGAGCATTCACAATTGATGAGCTGATCGAATATGCTAACAAGGTGTTGGGAGAGGACATTCAGCTCTACAATGAGGACTGGTCTCAGGTTCCGATTCCGGTGTTGCAGTCTGTTGTCGGGAATGTTGCATCAGAACTATTAGGGATCGAGCCGGATAGTACAAGCTCAGACACTAGTATGAATGATGATCCTCAAGTGCCGAACAATCTGACTAATGCGGAAAAGATTAATCTTGACATCGCTGAAAAACTTGTTAAACTAGTAGCTAAGTTCTCAAAGAGTCAACGCCCCGAAGGGTAACCGCCTGCCCTTCGGTGTCCGCCAGAGGCCCCCTGTGTCCGCCCGCAGGGGGCCTCGTTTTATTTGTGGAAGAACCAATGGTTGACAAACACCCGTCGGTTCTGTTATCATTCCATTCATGGCGGGTTGAAATCAATTTCAGGTGAGGGTCAAATGCATTATGAAGTGGAATTCTCAGGTGGGGTTAAAACTGGAAAAAACGACACCAAAACGGTGAAGTTCTTTCTCTTCCTACTATCTGACCAAGAAGAAACTCCCTTGTGGGAGGCCGCAAGATTTGGTATGGCTACCTCGATAGGAACAGGTAGCAAGTACCAAATACCAACCCAATACGTTAAGCTTTTCATCTACCAGACAGAGTTTGGACGGCCAGCAAAAAGTCTGTCATTATATCTGCGGCTGCTGAAACCTGGGGATGATATCCAGACTGTCACCATCAGGCCGTTTGATCTGTGGCCGGTGGAGTTTGGGTTTAAGGCCAAGGCTAAATTCATGTCTAGCAAGGAAGTGTTTGAGAAACAGCTGGTTCTGGCAAACTCTATCTCCTGGAAAATGCTGAAGAATCAGAGGCTTCCACCAAAACCCCTGCTCAAGAAGATGATCAAAATTGAACGAGGTCTTCCGACTCCCAAATTGGGTAGCCGGAGGAAAATCCGTCCATTCACGGCAACATAGGAAAGGAGAAAGAAATGTCTCACATGACCAAGCTGCTGCTTAAGGTAACAGACAAGAGACTGATGGAGGGAACTGCCAAGCGGCTCGGAATTGAGGTCCACAGGGACCAGCAGTTCCGCAACAAGTATGCCGGGTGGACTGAGGAAGACTGCGTTATTTTGGGGTCGAAGGACCGCCCGGCTCTGATCATCACCAAGGATGGGGACGTCAAGCATGATTGGTATTGGATGGATCGTACCAATGGGCAGAAGTTCTGCCAGGAATATGCTGAGGCTGTGATTCGGAAGCAGGCTTCTCGGTCTGGCGGGACGGTCAGCTCTGTGACCACTGACAACATGGGCAATCGTGTTCTGGTGATGAACTTCTAAGGAGGATCGGGATGAAAAAGAAGCGGGTGACTTTCAAGATCTCAAAGGATGGGATGATCACGATGGAGGTCAACGGGGTGGCAGGACCTGCGTGTGTGGAGGCCACCGCAAAGATGATGCAGCAGCTTGGCAGTGTACTGGAGCAGGAAAAGACATCTGACTATTACAAGCGTGACTATGCACGCACCAAGGTGCGGTGATGGAGCGGGCCTATGTAATCAAGCCTGATGGTACAATTATCGGGCTGTGGTGCGACTCTATCGTTGGCGGACTGGAGGGGGCAAAGACAATTATCCGAGCATCAATTGTAGAGGCGGACGAGGCCGGGAATTGGTGGGTGAAGCTTCAAGTAGGTCCTAACGCTGGCGAATTTCTGGCCGAAGGAGGCTTTACTGCTACAAGCTTTGATGACGCAAAACGGTGGCCGTTGCGGGAAGAGGCTCTGACGGCTGAAAACAAGTATTTCAACAAACTCATCAAATCAGGGGAATTGACTGAATGGCTGACCCAAGAACAATCAGAAAGCAGGGAATCAAAGTCGATCTGACGGTAACGGCCACCATTCCTCCTCAAGTCAAGCCTGATGATGCAATCAAGTTCGTGTGGCGACTGTTGCAGAAGGAACTGAGGGTGGTCGAAAAGTGCTCAGGGTTATCTTTTAAGTTCAAGGTACCTGAGAGTTACAAGCTCAAGCAGGAAGACGAATAATACACTCATAGGCACTCAAGCGGGAGAACGGACTGCGATCTGTTCTCCCGTTTATTTTTTGTAAGGAGCTGTTATGGGACTGTGTAAAGTAATCGGGTTGTCTGGAAAGATAGGATCTGGGAAGACAACAACGGCTAATTACTTAGTTGAGCTGTTTGGGTATACGAGACTTGCGTTCGGAGATGTTCTGAAACGTGAACTTTCACACAAGTTCGGAATACCTGAGGAGCTTTGTTATACAAGGAAGGATTCTATGATCCTAACCACAGAGCTTCCAAGATTGCGAGACCCTTATCCAGCTAAAAGGATGACAGTGCGGGAGCTGCTTCAGTGGTATGGGACTGATTATTGTAGAAAATACGAGCCGGGTTATTGGGTAAGACGTTTTTTAGAGGAATTCGACTATGTTCTTAGTACAGATTCCATGGTGGTGGTTGAGGACGTGCGTTTTTTGAATGAAGCGGAGTGTATCAACCGGACATTGGATGGGTTGATGTTCCGGTTGGAGCATTATTCTCACAAACGAACACCAGATGCGCACAGATCTGAGACGGAACTGGACAATTACAAACGATTCATGCGCGTTTTTCATCCAAAATACGGCAATCTTAAGGCTTGTGCGATAGCAATTCACGATTGTGTACTTAATTACAATCGTTACACTATGCAAATTTAGGGGGGTAGTTCGGTTTCCGGACTAGGGTAGTTCGGTTTCCGGACTAGGGTAGTTCGGTTTCCGGACTAGGGGGTAGTTCGGTTTCCGGACTACATAAGTATACTAAATATAAGTCTACGAAAATTAAGTCTTCTAAAAAAAACAGAACGCGCGCTTCGCTTGCGTTGGCTGCCTGCTCGGCAACACATTTCTTGGAAGGAGCTTGGGGTAGTTCTCGTCAGTTCCGCGCGCGCCGCCGCGCCGCGCGAAAATAATGAATTGACAAATATATTGATTCTGTATATTCTATGCGGACAGTTTTTCCTTATTCGTTAGGAGGTGGCAGGTGTCTTATAGCTTTGGGGCGGACTTGGCCAGACGGTTTGCACTACCTGACGAATTTTACTTCACCATTATGGATTGTTTTAAGCATGATCTGTTCTGGTTGGTAAATCGAGCCGAGTTACGGCATGAGTTTTTTTTTAAGCATGTATATTATAGAACGATTCCTTTTAAGAAACCTGCTGAGTGGATCAGAGTAGCCGATTTAACTGACGGTGTTCCTGGTATTCTGATAGGACCGATAGGGGTCAAGCGAACACAGGCGTTTTCCTTGTTGAAATCAATTTCAACCAGATCGTCAAGGTTTATAGTAAAAATCAAACTACAGGATTCATGTAACACTAACACAGTTTATTATGGCCTTCATCTTCCTAACGTTTTGTTTGAGATTCATCAATTCATGCTACAGCAGTCCTCTTTAGCTCCGTCATTGATCAGAGTTAGGACTCAGATCTTTGACCTGCTTACGCATTGGTTGAATCACTACCGGCCAGTTTTTGACTTTCTTCACAACGTGGTGGTGTACGACAAGAAGGAGTTCTTTATGGCCATGGATGATATTGTAGAAAAGTCCCGGAAGATGTTGTCGGAGATCAAACCAGAACAACGCAGGCTCTTGAATGCCAAAGATTATGAGGATGAAAATGGGGTGAGGAAGATCATGGTTTCTGGGTCTACGGTGTTGGGTGTTTTCGATGAGCTGAAAGAGGAACATGGTTATTCCATGCACGACAAGAGAACCGCCAAGGCGAAAACCATGGCCAAGCGGTGGGCGGAGGAGTTAGCCGGGAAGGGTATGACAGCATCAAGGCTCAGAGACTTAATGGACGAGATAATTAAGGGCTGGAGACTTCTGGCTGGAACTCGAATTGTTGGGGAGAAAGGGAGAGAGGTTATGGTCCCAGACATCCCGACATTCGAGTTTTTTTATGCCCACCGCCAGCAAATTGTGGGCAAGATTAAACTTGCAAAGAAGCGGACGAAGGCCACCAAGAAAACTGAGACCGGGGCAGTGTGGCTATGAGCAATGCGTCTGATATTGTAGACAGGGTGATTAGATGGCCGTGGGAGGTAAAGGAAGAGGGGTTTTGCAGGACACACGATGGAGCTGTGAAGGGAAAGCTCTTTGAGCTTGATGTTTCCATCCCGCTGGTTTTTGATCCTGATCTTTCCCCACGCGAGTTCGAGGCTTTGAGAGTAACGCTGGCGCATGCACTGTTGTTGGGGTCAATGGTGCATACAGGGGAGCGTGTGTGGGATGGATTAGATAAGCGTGATAGATCGACAGTTCTTGATTGGTTGCGAGCCGGGAGGACTACCCATCCTGAACGTATTACTTCAGTTGTGTTGTATTCTAACGACGAGTCTAGGCTCCAGCATGTAAGTTCTGTTCTCCTGGCAGCCTACATGTTCACCACCAGAATGCTTGCTACGCAGATTGATTATCAGGTGATCACGGAAGCTCTGTCTGATAATTATCGCGGGATTGAAACTCCCCTGACCGTCATAAGAAAGAGTGGGTTGCTTATCATGGACGTGGATCTTGATACACCTAGCACACGAGTAAAAAACGCAGTAAATGATTTCATTTCTACCCTTAGAACTAGGATGAAACAGCACAGACTCACTGTGTTTTCAGTCTACGTTGGTGGGCAGATGGGAAGGTCTATGAGCGTTGATTCCGGTCAGTTGGTTGAGTTCGTTGAGGCAAGACTGTCGGATAGGAACGCCGCTGGGTTGGCCCGGTTCATGTTTGGATCGGCTGTTCGAGGAGTGATTATCTGATGGCCGGTCTTACAGCTGGGACAGGCTTAATCGTTACCCTTTTGGGTAGTCGTGATGTTCGTGGTATTAGATTATTGGAGGATCTTGGGGTAGTTCCTGATAGGTTCATTAGGCACAACGAGCGTAAGGCGTTTGAGTTCATCCGTAATTATGCCATTCAGTATCAACATCTTCCGTCAATTGAGTTGGTAGAGGTTTCTACTGAGACTGATTTTCCAAGAGCGGTTCCACCTGACGCCTTGCAGTTTTGGGCGGAGGAGTTGATCAAGGAATCAAGCCTCTACTTCGTTGCCGGGAAGATGATGGAAATGAAAAAGGCGTTGTCGAAAGGCAACGTCGATTTAGTTAAGCAACTTGTTGGGGAGCTATATTTCGGGACAGAGAACCAGCTTGGCAAGAACGTTTCAGTATCGTTGTTGGATGCTACGCTCAAGGCCATAGAAGAGCATGATACGGCACAGCAACGTGGAACGGCGGTGGTGGGGGTGCCGTTCGGGTGGGATTATTTAGACACTGTAACAGGTGGGGCGCACGGCGGGGATTGTATCGTGTTGGTATCAAGACCTGGGGTGGGTAAATCGTTCGTTATGGCTCAGTGGGCGGTGAACGCATACATGGAAGGCCACAAGATCTTGTTCTTCCCGATGGAAATGACGGCTCCACATATGGCACGCAGGATGCTGGCCATCGGAGCCGGTGTAAGTCCCACAGCATTGAAGCTTGGTGATATGAGTGCTTTCGGGATGCGGGAGGTTAGAGCGTTTGTAGAATCGGTACTTGATGCCAGACCTTCTGATGATTTTATGTTGGCACCAGGTGATTTACATATGACCACAGAAAGTGTGCTGGTGAAGGCCATGGCCAGCCGCCCAGATATTATCTATATCGACGGGGCTTATTTACTTGAGCCTTCTGATCGAAGAACAAATAGGGCTGGATGGGAAAACGTTGAACAGGTGACCAAGGAGTTGAAGAGGATTGCTTTGTCCTTAAAGATTCCTATTATTCTGTCCCATCAGTTTAACCGTGAAGGACCCAAGGCTGGTATCAGTGGAATATCACGGTCGGACGCGATTGGGCAGATTGCCTCGATTGTGTTTGGCCTTGATACGGAAGAGACTGCTGCGAGTATGGAAATTGGCGGGGTGGATTATCGACTGTTGAAACTTTTGAAGGGTCGTGATGGTGAAACTGGGCTTCTGCGCATCCTGTACGATATGCGGAGGGCGGTGATCAGAGAGGACGAGGTGATTCAAGGGGCTTTTGATGAACAGTCTGATCATGATGATTCCATTGCTACTTTCTAATGTTTGACAAAAGGTAGTGTATTCTGGTATGATACTTTGCATTGGCGGACCTTGAAAGGAGGCGGACATGGCTAAGGTACGGAGTACAAAGAGGACTCGGAAAGTGCGGGGGGTTGACACAGAGGCTGTCCTTGAGCCCCTGGTGGATGAGTATGCACAGAGGCTGCGCTCCTATGAACGGGCTTTGAGTGAGTTCAAGGATCAGTGGTCGGCGGAAGAGAAATGGCTCAAGGAGACCAAGAAGGGTTTTCTTGGGAAAATGAAAAAGCTTGAAATCACCGAGCTTGATGGGCGGAGGTTCAAGTTTGTGGCCAAGCCGAAAATGGAATCCACGGTTGAGTTCGTGAAGTTCCTTCGGTTTTTGAAGTCTCTCGGCAAGGCATCTGACGTTGTTGATTATGTGAAGGTGTCGGTCACTAAGGCCAAGACTGATTTTGGTGAGACCACTCTCCAGGAAGTTGGGGCTCTGCATAAGAGGATCAACAAATGGTGGTCTGGGGAAGTGCGCGAGAAGTAGGTCTGAAATTGATTTCAGGCGGCCGGGAAGTGAGGGCGGACATGTTGAGTCAGGAGCAGTTGTACCGAAGATTTTTCCTTGGGGGTGGGGTTGGAGTAGCCTCCAATGTGTGGTCTGAGATTTACAACAACAGACCTGTTTTATGGTCTTACGGACGACACCATCCGTTGGCCGTCAAGGTTGGAGGTGTATACCTTTTCAACCTTGATCATTATTCAGTTACGACTTCGCGTCACCGCAATCAGATGTTTCGTGTGTTTAAGGAGCTGAGCTACAGGCTGGTCGGTGTTCGGTATGTTTGGGTATCATTCAAACTGCTAAAAATGGCGGGGGTAGATGCATTCAGTGACAATTTTTGGGTGTCTGATGTTGGGGAGGATGAGAACAAAGCACTGTTCATTGTGTCTAAGAAGTATGGATGTGATTGGTACGTGTTGCGTCACCATTACAAGGCAATGCGTCTGTGTGAGGTAGAGTCTGCTTCAGGAATTGTGAATCCGAGGTTGAAACTTATCCAATTAGCACCGATCGGTCCATTTGAAACTGCCTGGAACCGGGGGAAATATTGGTTTGTACACGAGACTGAGCCATCAACGATTTTGACCAGACTGCTTTTTGAGAGTAGCCCTTTTGTTTTGCAGGATGCTTTTGGTTACCATAGTTGTGAACACGGAATAGTGTACAACGGTTCCGTCTATGTTGCTGGGAATGTGCAGCATTGCATAGACAAGGACGGGAAGTTCAAGTCTGGTTGTTACCCGATGTTACGGTTGGGTAAAGGAAAAGTTTACCTGGTTGAGCAGGAGCGATCTATGAAATCGTGGTGGTTGCCTTATGCCGTCTCGTTGCCGGAGGTGGGCTGACATGGCGGACAGAAAGTACAAAATCCCATTGGGCGGAGAGGTGTTAAAGCACGTACATGGTAAGTACACGATCAGAGTTGGCTGTGATTTGCGGGCATCGCTGTTGGAGGAAAAAGTTCCGCTTGTGAGTGGGGGAGGTCTTGACTTTGATGTAAATAAGGCCGGGACACTCATTCATGTGGTCCACGGATCTGGAAAGTATATAAGAATCAGAGCAACTGGCGGGGAGTCCTTCAAGCACGGCCCTTATATCTATGACAGGGTAGTGCGGCATTTGGCGGATATAGTCAGGTCTATGCCCCCAGAGGTTTTGGATATTCTTCGTGACTTAGATTGATCGGAGTGAGCTGTGATTAAGTCCGACATTATTGGGTTCCTCGCAGCTTATGGGATCACAGAATATACGGATTCTGGGGAGTGGATTCGTTGTTCTTGTCCTATGGCGCGTTGGACTCATTCTGGCGGGACGGATAAAAAGCCAAGTTTTGGAATTAAAATCAATACGACAGGATTGTCGGCCTGGCATTGTTTTTCGGAGGGAACTAGTGGTGATCTGGTAAGTCTTTATTGGAATCTGTATAGATTGTCAGGGGGGCATAATCTGAAAGCTCATGCTTATTTGTGTGCAGAGCTTGCAGAACAGGTAGACCTTTCTGAATCTACTATTCCTGCCTTGGGGGTGGTCCTTCCCAACAAATTCAAGGATATGATTGTCAAGCCCATAAATACGTACAGGACAGTCCCTGATTCTGTCCTAAGGGCTTACCCCCTCCTAGGTTCTAAAAGTGGAGGGAAGGGGGAAATTGAGATCCTGAAGTGGCTTCGGTACGAGAGGCGAATCTCTGGGACGGTGATCAAAAAGTTTAAGTTACGGATGATAGAAGATCCTCCTTCGGTTGTGTTTCCTATTATTACCCCTGACGGGCGGGTCGTCGATTTACGCGTGCGAGCCATACACGATAAAAAGATCTACAGGTTGTCTCCGAAAATCACTGGAAGTGAGGTCGATTACAGAGCCCCTGAACTGTGGTTCGGTCAGCAGTTTGTGGATCGAAAGACTCCACTTCTACTAGTTGAGGGTGAGCTTGATGCCCTGAGAGTGTGCAGTTTGGGGACGTGGAACGTTTTGGCCTCCTGTGGGACACCAGCTTGGTCACAATTCAAGACAATCTATCACGACAATGTGTGGCTTGGATTTGATTCGGATCGAGCTGGGGATCGTGATACACAGCTGGCCTTGAAGGCGTTGAAATCGAGGGTGAAGGCCATAGTGCGTTGGGGCAGGGCGGATATAAAAGATGCTGGGGATCTTGTAGACCGGAAGCAGTTCATGCTCGTACTACGTGAGCGTGAAATTATGTTGACAAATACACCGTCTACTCTATAGAATGTGTGTATTACCAACGGGCTCTTGGTAGCCCAAACACTGCCGATAGAGGCAGAAGGAGTGAGCGATGTCGTGGTACAAGAAGGGTGACGAGGGGTATCAGGCACTTAGGGAGCGTGAGGAGCATGAGGCTGAGGAAAGATCCAGAAGGGTGTTTCGTGTATGGCTGCGGGAGGGTGAGAAGGGCAAGTTTACGTTTCTCGACAACGACGGGTTTTTCTACAAGGAGCACAACCTCAAGTTGAGGGGTAAGTGGGGCAACTTTTTTACTTGCCCTGGTGATTACACCGAATGCCCGCTGTGTGATTCTGGTGAGAGGGCGTCTTCTGTGGCTGCTTTCACAGTGATTGATCATCGCCCCTATGAGGTGAAACACGGACCTGATAAGGGCAAGATTCGCAAGAATGTCAAGAAGCTGTTGGTGGTCAAGCGCGGTGCCCTCCATAAGCTGATGGATCGGAGGCAGAAGTTGGGGGAGAAGGGGCTGCTGTACGGAGTGTTTGAGTTTGCCCGTTTTTCTGCTACAGAGTGTAATACCGGCGAGCAGTTCGACTTCCTTGGAAAGCGGTTTAGCCCTGATAAGCTTAAGACCTTGGCCCCCAAGGGCGCTGATCCTGATGAGTGGATCAAGCCTTTTGATTACTTTGAACTACTGGCACCTAGATCTGTGGAAGAGCTGCGGAAGGTGGTGGGTCAAGTGGTGGTTGGGGCGGATAGTGGAACAACCAAGGACAACAAAACTACAGACACGGATGACGTGGACTTCAGTAAGCTGACAGAAAACGAAGAGGTCGAGGGGGAGGATATTTCCCTTGACGATCTGCTGTAGAGTGCAGAATGTCCATTGGAATTAGTGACGCGCTGCCCAATGGGCATTCTAAAGCCCTTTCCGTGGTAGCATGGAGAGGGCTTTAGAATGTATTTTTCCAAAGCGGTGCTTACGACTCATTGTTTTGTTCCTACCAGGGAATTGACTGCTGAGGGTAGGGAGCTGTTGCGTGATACTTTTACGGTCCGTCCGTACTTTAGTGATTCTGAGCCGGTACCTGTTTATACGGAGCGTGAAGATTGGTTCGGGCTCCCGATGTTCTACAAGCCACCTGAGGTTTTGGCAGAAAAGGTCATTGATCGCCGTGTGGTGGGATCTGAAATTGATTTCAGAATGGTTTCCGGGTTGCGGGATGAGCAGGTTCCTGTTCAGAAACGTTTTGATAAATGGGTGGCGGCCGGAAAGACAGGCTTGATTTTTGAGGCCAGACCTGGCTTCGGTAAGACGGTAATGTTGATTCGCCTTCTCCAAGGATTGGGGAGGACATCCCTAATCGTTGTCCATAAGACGGACTTGGTTGAGCAGTGGAAGGAACGGCTGCTTGAGCATACTGATCTACAGGCCAGTGATATTGGTTTAGCTCAGCGGAATGTGTGCGATTTCAAGGGTAAGAAGGTTGTGATCGGGATGTTGCAGTCCCTGTTGAAGGATAAATATCCAAGAGACTTCAAATTATGGCCGGGCGTATTGGTGGTAGATGAGGTCCACAAAATAGCAGCCCCATACTTTTCCACTGTCATCAGGTTGTTTCCGTCTAAGTATCGTGTTGGGGCTTCTGCCACTGTGGAAAGGGCCGACGGTACCAGTGATGTTTTTAAGTGGTCAATTGAGGAGGAGCGTGTAAGGGTTTCTAAGCAGTATGTGTCTGAATTGAGTTTGAGGGTGGCGGCGCTTTGGTATACCGACAATGATCCCATTGAGCTTCCTCCAATCAGAAAGGTTGGGGCTCAGGTCAGACGTGGTATCTTGTTAAATCGTCTGTGTGTTGATTATCGACGGACGATGTTGATTGCAAAATCTGTGTACAAGCTGTGGAAGTCTGGGCGTAAGACTGTGATCATGTCTGATAGGGTTGAGCACTTGGAAGATATTTGCTCATTGCTTCATGGACGCTTTTCTGTTCCAGCGGCTGATGTTGGGTTGTATATCGGGAGAACTTCCAAGAAAGAGCGCAAGAGGATTGTGGAGAAGTGTATGATCATCCCGGCTACTTATGGCATGCTGAAAGAAGGAACTGACATTGCGACATTGGACGGGATGGTAATTGCTACACCACAATCTTCTATCACGCAGACAGTGGGAAGGCTGCTCCGGATTTGTGCTGAGAAGAAGGACCCGTTGGTGGTTGATATTGTAGACTGTGCTTATCCTCAGGCCGTTAGCTGGTTTAATAAGCGGACGGTTGAATATAGAAAACACAAGGCAAAAATAGACAAAGTGAGGTTGTAGATATGTATCTTTATGACGCAGATGATGGACGTTTTGCATGGAAGCGTAAGAAGCGACGGAAGAAGAGGAAGGTTAAACAGAAGAAGCGGAAGAGGAGAGATCCCATTCCTAGTAAGGAGCGGTTTAAGAAGTGGTATGAAAAGCACCGTGAGGAGTTTAACGAGAAGCGCAGGAAGCGCTATCACACAGACCCTGAGTATCGTGCTAGGGCAGTGGCTTATGCCAGAACCTATCGGAAGAGGATTGAGACGCCTGAGAATAGGCTTATACGGCTGCGTAAGCAGGCAGAGGCACGCGGTATTTCTTATGTGCATCGCAGGGTAGCGTGGCGTGCGTCAGATGGTAGGTGCTTGTACGGTGTGTCTGTGATGAAGGATGCCGCTGGGATACCTTGGAATGATGTGTACAAGCTGGTCAATCATCCAGACTTTCCAGAGGTGTATTACGACCCAATTACTGGTAGGAAATTGTTTATGGATTTCCAGATCAGTGCGATAGTCGAGGGGGTGAGAAAGTTTGGTCCAAGGGTGCGGGGCAAGGCTGTGGCGGAGATCTTGGAGTACCTAACGGACAGGTGGGAGGAGGATTATGTCTCAGAAGAAGGGCGGTTCCCAGAGTTCGACATCGGTAAAAAGTATGAAAAACTCCTTGCAAGAACGGGAGGGGACACTTCTAGTAACACGGACGGTGTTGGGGCAGACGACGGAGGAGATGGAGAAAATACAGGTTAGACCTTTTGTTACTACTCCGGCCAGTGTGTCGGTCAAGTTCGGGCGGACTATCAATATCGGGGATTTTGAGTCGGTCCGTATTGACGTGATGCTGACCATGCCGTGTTACAAGGAAGAGATTGTCTCGGTTTATACGAAGACACGTAATGCGGTAGAAAAGTTGGTAAGCAGGGAGGTTGACAGGATCGAAAAAGCGCATTCTGGCTCTTTGGAGGACCTTTGATGGGTAGCAACCTGAACAAGTTGGTTGAGAAGTACGATACTGTTCAGCGGGGAGTCGGTCATTCTGACGGACGAGTGATGTTTGAGGATTATGACCGGCTCCCTTGTTATGTATTTCCTGTAGATTATGCGTTCGGTGGGGGGATTCCGTTCAATATCATTTCTCAGTTCTACGGTCCACCCACCGGCGGGAAGTCTACGCTGGCCATCCTGTTCGCCAAAGGTTTGGCCCACACGTGTAATTCCTGCCTTCGTCCCTTGTCGGTTTGTAATTGCGGGGAGAAGAAGGTCCTGCAAACTTTTTGGTGTTCTACCGAAGGCAAGCCTGACCCTTACTGGTTTGACCTGCTTGGGTATGACGCTGATAAGCATATGTACCTTGGGGTGCCTGAGTATGGTGAGGAGGCATGCACTCAGGTTGAGTTAGCTGTGAGGGACCCTGATTGCGGTTTGGTTGTTTTAGACTCGTTGGCTGGCCTTGTTCCGAAGAAGGAATTGGAACGTTCGTATTTGGATTTGAGTGTTGGTGAGCAGGCCAGATTAATTGCTAGATTCGTAATGCGGGTGCGGGCTATCCTGACCAAAGAGCTTAGGCTTGGGCATAGAGTCAGTGTGTTGTTTCTCAATCAAGTCCGAACTAAGATCGGCGGAATGTCGTATGGGTCTAATGAGACAACCCCTGGGGGGTTTGCGTCAAAGCATGGGTATAGGTTGTCGGCTCGTATAAATCAGCTGGCAGCAGATTCAGATGATGTGAACAAATCTGAGAACATGAAGGATGCCCTTCGGTTTTCAGTTTCGTTGTTGGGGCAGGGGGCAAAGCAGCAGCTTGTGATTCTAAGTGGGAAGGCTGAGTATAAGCTTGCAGTTCGCAGGACTGATGCATATGTTCCAGGTCTTCCGTTGGATATGAAGGCTACTATTAAGTATGCCCGGGATCTAGGGTTACTTAAAAAGCAGTCTGATGGTTATCATTTCAACGGAGCTGTTTTTAAGACGCTAGCATCGTTGCATGATTTTTTTGTTGGTGATGGTTTTGAGCAGGGGTTGGTTCTTAAGTGGGTAGTAGTACAAAAGGCGAAAAGACGATTCATCAGCACTCTTGAGGATAATTCTAAGGTGGTAAAGTTCAAGGCCGGAGATGCCACATGATGGTCTGTGGTGTATGTGGTCGGTTGATCGTGTTGGAGCAGGGTGAGGGGGTTGGGGTTCACAGGGAGGCCATTCAGTTTTGTTCGGTCAGCTGCATTCATGAATTCTTGGTCAATAGATCCAATGGTATAGATTCTGATTATGAGCGCCTGGTGGAGGAGGGCGGGCGGAAAGCCCTCACTGCCCAGGATGCGGGTCACGCTTACTTTTCCCCAGTTTTACATACTCATTTTAGATCTGTATTTGAGGGAACTGTGGCTGAGGTTCTTTCACGCAAGTGGCGTCTCAGGTTGGAGTATGAGCCTCATCAGTTTATGGATGACATGTCTGGTAAGATTTATATTCCTGATTTTTGGCTGCCAGAACGACATGTGTGGGTGGAGGTTAAGGGTCCGTGGTCGTTGGGGTCTAAGAAGCTGTTCGGCAGTATGTTGAGTTATATGGGGCGTGATAGGTTACTTTTAATCCCGTGGAGGTTTCGGGTGAGTTTTTTCAAACAGGCCCGTGCTTTGGGGGGAGCGGCTAAAATTGTTAGGTAGGAAGCGTAAACTCAGAATTCGGCACGGGGTTGGTGGCCGCCTTGAGCTTGATTCGATTACGAATCCAAATGCCCTGACGTGGAAACTCATGCACGTTGGGGGAATGTCTGATTCTGAGTATGCTACAAGAATCAGAGCGTCGTCGATCGGGAAGGTGTGTGTCAGGGAGTTGTTGTTGGGATGGAGGAATGATCTCAACAGGAAAGAGCGTCTATCCCTCCCGCAGCGTGTGACGTTTGATATTGGTAACGCTGTCCATTACTTTCTACAGAACTCTCCAGGGGATACTTATTTCGGGGAGCGTAGGATCGGGTGGTGGGAGTGCACAGCTTGTGGGCACAGACGTTTCGGAAGGCCGCCTAAGAATAAATGCAAAAAATGCCGTGCGTACAAAAAGGCCATTGTGTATCGTGAGCACGAAATCTTAATGGACTCTCCCTGGCGTGCCTCTGGTCATATCGATATGCTGTTGGAGGTTGCCAAGGGGAGGTTCAGGGTAGCTGATTTCAAAACGATGGCGGCGGATAGGTTTAAGGATTTGAAACGTCCGGTTGGTGATCATATCCTCCAGGTCGTTGCGTATCTTATGCTGCTTGAGCACGATACAGACGGACTACCTGTAAAAGTAGATACCGATCGTGCGTTTTTGATGTATATCAGTAAGGGTCATTCTGTCAAAGAGCTTCCTATTAAGACCTTTGTTGTTGAACGTGCTGAGATATTTGAAAAGGTAGTAGTTGATAAATTTGAATCTTTCACGCGCGGGTTTCATGATTCATCGTATTTGCCAGATGTAAGTCAGGAATGTTCTGATTCTAATTTCACGTGTTGGACTGCTAAATCGTGTGCAGCTGTCGGGCTGTGTAGGCAGCTGGTGTGATCTGGAGGTTGTTATGTTATTCGTTGGAGTTGATCCCTCGCTGAAGAATACAGGGGTTGCGTTAATAGATAGTGCTGCGCCAGATCAAATCAGAACTTATTCTATTGGGGCTGCTTACCATGATCGTATTTATTTTGAGTGGCAGCTGTTGATTACACGGGACGTGTTGTCGTTGGTGGAAGGTGAGCCTGATGTATTCGTGTGTATCGAAATTCCTCCAGTCATGTTTCGTGGCGGTTTGAGCACAGAGCGTCACCAGTTGATGGGGATGCTCTGTTACGCGCTTTATAGAAGCACGGTTCGTTATCCAGCTAGAATATCTCCAGCCACTGTAAAAAAGTTTGTTGGGTGTAAGAAAAAAACTGAAATCTTATCTGTCATGCGGAGAAGGTGGGGTGACGAGATTGCCAACAATGATGAGTCCGATGCTGCGGTAATGGCTATGGTCATAGCAGCGGCTATGGGGTATTCTGTTGATCCGTTAAATCGGGCTCAGGTGGAAGCTGTTCAAAAGTTGATGACAGACAATCCGGTGACTTTTTCTGACTCGTGAAATTGATTTCAGGTTTGACAATTCACCAGCCATCCATGTATACTCTCAAATGGACGGCTGGTTTACCTTTATGTGAAGGAGGCGGAAAGTGCAGAAAAAGCAAGGGCGGATCACCTCGTATCTCAGGGCAGGATTTCCGTGCCTGTGGGTGCGGACACTGGAGTTTGAAAGGGCAACGGTGGGGATCTTGGATGAGTTGGGTGAGGACCCAGAGCTATCCAAGCTGTCTCTGTATCAATGGCGGGTGACTACGGGGCTGACCCCTTTCAGCCCAACTTGGGACTTTGATACTTCGTCCCTGGCTTCTGATTTTACGAGTTCGCTTGAATGGATCATGGATCAGTCGGAGGAGACACAGGAGTCCATCTTCATTTTCTACAATCCTAGATTTTTTATGGATGAGCCTGCTGCTATCCAGTTGATGCTGGATGTTGCTTGGCGGCTGCGAACCGTTGGCGGGGCCATCATTATTATTGGTGGTGATTCCAGGGTTCCTGAGGAGCTGACTGACATTGTAATGACGGTAGATTTTCCACTGCCTGATCGTGAGTACCTGAAAGAGGTATTCAGTGATATGGTCAAGTCGGCCAAGGCGGTGGCTGAGAAGGTGACTGCTGATGATCTGGAAAGAGCGGCGGATTGTGCGGTGGGGATGTCGGCTTTTGTGGCTGAGTCTTCTTGTGCTCTGTCTATTGTGGAGTCAAGGTGTCTGGATATGGAATTGATCCAGGCACAAAAGAAGCAATCCATTCAGCGGTCGTCTGGTGCATTGCAATTTATGCCTGTCAGTGAAACGATGGATGACGTCGGGGGGCTTGACCTGCTCAAGGAATACTTTTATAAGAGGAGGAAGTTCTTCACCAAGAAGGCCCGTGATTATGGACTGGCCCCTCCAAAGGGCGTGATGATCATCGGCCTTCCGGGTGTGGGAAAGTCCCTGATAGCCAAGGCTGCGGCTCAGGCTACCGGGCTTCCGTTGTACAAGTTTGATATTGCGTCTGTATTCAAGGGCTATGTGGGACAGTCTGAGGAAGAAATCAGGTTGGCCCTGAAAATTGCAGAAACTGCTGCCCCCTGCGTTACTGGTGACACGGTTGTTTGGACAGGTGATGGGCGGGTGGTAGAAATTGAAGAGTTGTATGCCGAGTTTTGTAGAACTGGTGATCTTACGGTGGTGGCGTGGGATGAACTGGAGGGTAAAATAACTACAACTGACGTCACGGCGGTGACGAAACGTGAGGCACCTGTTTTTGCCATCAATGCTGCTAGGGGGTTCTCGATTAAATCAACTGGTAATCATCAGCATCTGGTTATGCGGGGCGGCTTGCCTGAGTGGGTTAGAACAGATGAATTGAGTCCAGGTGATATGCTGGCTGTGCCGATTCAGGGGTTAGAAGGTGATCCAGATGTTTCAAAGTATTGGCCGGATAAATTGAGGCGTGTTAAGGGTGAACTGCGCCGGGGGCGTGGCGGATGGATGGATTCTAGAATTCCAAAGTTGCCCAAGGATGTGACTCCGGAATTAGCTTGGGTGTTGGCGGCTGTGACTGAGGGGGACGGTTCGGTATCTAATGGTCAGATTAGGTTTGTTAATGCTGAGTCTGAGCTTATTGATTATTTTGCGAAGGCCGTGTTTAAGTTGTTTGGGGTTGAGACTTCTAGGTATGAAACATGTGTGGAGGATATTCCAACAACAGTTGTCAATGGTAGAACTGTTGCGGCCACTAAGTCTAGCCATGTGGTTTATTTTTCGTCCAAGATTGCTGCTCAGTTTATTGCTGAGGCGTGGAGGCATGTGTTATTGTTTCCACGTGAGGCTAGGGTTGCTGCTCTAGCATCTTTGATTGATTCTGATGGTACGGTCACAGAGGATGGCAGGATTAGCATTGCGTTTTCGTTCGGTGCTCATCCTCATAGGTTCCATTTGTATAGGTCGTTACTGCTATCTGTAGGTGTTATTCCTGGCGATCTGTCTGGGGCTTCGTTGTTTATCTGTGGGACTGAGGCCGTTAAGTTGGCCGGACTGGTTGGCAGGTTCTTGAGGCATCCTGAGAAGAAAAAGCGGTGTTTTGTTCTTGCCAATAGAACTGCTAAATTGTCTCGTGGGACGGGGTTTGCCTGTGGTAAGTTGCTAAAGAATGCCAGGGAGAACTCTTGTAAATCCCATAGTGAATTAGGATTGTCCACTTCTCAGACATGGGAAGTGGAATTGGGTAAGCGGGTTCTATCTGAACGGTTGTTGGGTATATATGTTGAACGTATAGGTAAAGAGGCTACTGTTTTGGGTAGCCTTTTGGATCTGGAGTGTCGTTGGGTTAGGATTGACTCGATTGAGCCGGTTGGGTTGGAGGTTGTATACGATTTAGTCTGTTCTGGTGATGCAACACGCTCGTTTATTGCCAACGGGATTATTACTCATAACTGTATCCTTGTCTTTGATGAGTTCGAAAAAGCTGTGGCTGGGCTTGATTCTTCTGGGCAATCTGATTCTGGGGTGACGTCCAGGGTGATCGGTACATTGATGACCTGGATGCAGGAATGTAAAGCCCCCATCATGAAGATTGCAACTTGTAACACGATCAGGAATCTTGACCCTGCTCTGACTCGGCGTGGGCGGTGGGATGCTGTGTTCGGGGTGGATCTACCTACCTTCCAAGAGCGCATGATGATCTTTGAGATTCACTTGAGGAAACGCGGGAGGGACCCTGAGGATTTCAATATCGAGGCTATGGCACATGTGTCTGAGGGATTTGTGGGGGCTGAGATTGAGTCGGTGATTGATGAGGCTATGTACAACGCATTTGCGGATGAGGAGGGGGAGTATAGGGAGGTGACAACTGACGACATTGTGGAGGTGTGTAAAACTCTGATCCCGTTGGCTGATACTCACAAGGAGGACGTGGATAGCTTTCGAGAGTTCCTTGGTACCAGGTTCCAAAAGGCATCGTCGGATGCCGAGGTTGGAAAGCGGAGGAAGTCTTCCAGAAGGTTGCGTCCGGTAAAATGAAATTGATTTCACCTTTTTGTTTGACAATTCAGTGTACCCGGTGGTATGGTGAGGGTACATTAACCCCACACAGTAGGAGGCGAGAACATGGCGGAGAGTAAGCAGAAGGCGGCTAGGAAAACTGTCAAGGCTGCGGGAACCAAGAAGAAGAAGGTTCCTGCGAAGGAGGAGAGCGCGGCGGTGGCTGGGGAGCTTGTCAAGGCCCCGGCAAAGTCGGTGGTGAAGCGGGCTGAGTCGTGTAGGAGGCAGCTTCGTAAGGCCCGTGAGAGGGTCAACGAATCTTTCTTCGATATGGCGGTTCACCTGCGGGAAGCGTATGATGAGGGCTTCTACACCATCTGGACCAAGGCTGATGGCACTCCGTTTGCGTCTTTTGAGGAATATTGTGAGACGGAGCTGGACATCAGCTATCGGACTGGAAAGCACCTGGTGGACATTGGCCGTGTTATCCTGAAGTACGGCCTGTCCAAGGAAAAGATCGCCCATATCGGATGGGCCAAGATGGCCCAGATCGCTCGGCCCATGTTGGCTCTTCCTGAGGGTGAGGAAGTGGATTCGGAAGTTGAGCGGATGCTCGGTCTGGCTGAGGAGCACTCTCTCAGTGACCTGAAGGATCTGCTTCGGACTGAAGCTGCCAAGAAGGCCATTCGTGAGACTGCCGGGGAGGAGGGGGTTCCCGGCGAGGTAAAGGCTACCAAGGCGCGGAAGGCCAAGGCTGCCGTGATGAGGATGACCCTGAAGTTCGAGGCTCTGGCGGCTGAGACGGTGGCCGATGCCCTTCAGGAGGCGTACAAGGAGATCGGCAGTGATGAGGACCCCCATGAGGCGTTCCATTACATTTGCAGTGATTGGTTGCGAATGAAGCAGGCCGGGCTGTCCAGTAGCACTCTGGAGGAGTGGGTGGATTACATCGGTCGGCAGTTCGGTGTGGAGCTTCAGGTGGTCGGCGGTGCTGACGAGGCGCAGGTTGAGGCTGTGCTGGAAGATGATACCTCCGGCGGTGAGGTTGAGGTGGATACGGCTGAGGAAATTGACGTTGCCGTGGAGGATGATGACGAGAGTGCAATGAGTCAGGACGAAATTGACGCACTGCTCAGCGATGACTAGGAGTTGATCCGGTGTGTGGTTTGAACAGGGGAAGGGCGTAGGCTCTTCCCCTGTTTTTGTTTGGAGTTGTGGTATGAGCACAAAGGATCAGTATATTCGTTACCACAGAAATTCTCAGTACAAAGCATTGGACGTAGTATGTCCTATGTGTGGTCGTAAGCATAAAGCAATGGTGCATTTCGACGGCAAAACTATCCCGAAAAAGTTCTGTGAGCCTTGTAGGCGGAAGCGGAAGAATCTATCGTCTTCGTTTGCGTGATACTTGTTGTTGACAATACAGGCGTGTTTTTGGTAGGGTGGGGTTGTTCTGGCGGACAATTATTGGAAAGGCGGTGGGTATGACTCGTGAGACCTACTTGTATGGGTGTAGGAGTGGCATACAAAAGGGACTAAGACGGGGGGATCTCAATCTAGTTCACACCTGCTTTGAGGCGCTCTGGGGTGCTAAAAAGTTTAGAGATTGGTTGAAATGGCGGATTCATGTACTTGTGGCGGAAGACGTAAGCTATATGACAGGTGAGCTTGCTCGGTTTTTGGCGGCAGTGCCTAATGAGCCTGAGGCTGAGAAGATATGCTACAAGCGGTTCATTCTAAAACTCACCCTGCTGGCCAAGAATCGGGATTTTGGGGGACTTCTTGCAGTGGCTACCCATACTCCTGAGGAGCGGGGTGAGCACCCTGAGCTGAGTGAGGCCAGGTATGTTGCAAGGTTGCTAATTAAAACCAAGGATCTAGCACCCTCCTTGAGGGAGCTTGGCGATTTGATTTGCTCCAAGATCATTGACCAAGGGGTCATACCCGGTGATCCAGGATTGCGGCACAAGCTCAGTCAGTATGAAATGTCGGCCATTGAGTGCTTGCGGGCTCGGGCGCATCTTGGCGGGATGCCCTGGGATATGAAGACCTACATCATGGGGATGCTTTTGATCGCTATGAGGGGTCTTCCTGAAAAGGAAATCAAGGAGTATGTGAGGGGGCAAATTTTGGCAAATAAGGTCAGGTTGGGCAGTGTGTCCTTGTCCAGGGTAGGGCTGCCCTGGTATGTTTTTGATATGCACACACGGCCCGGGCTTAGGGCGATGGGGCGGTTTAAAAAGTTCTATCCTGATCTTTTCTACAAGGTGGATAACTTCAAGCTTCTGTGGTTTCAGATGGAGTCGGCCTACTTTCCTCCAGGTGCTGTGCATTATTTGAAGATGACTCCTACGGCTAAGCCTACATGGCTGGATTGTATGTGGTGGTTGGAGGAGCTGAAGTGTTCTGGGTTGAAGTCTAAAACTATGAGACCTGCGGAGGTGGCCAAGTGGTGGCGGAAGGAGGTTCGGCCTAAGTTGAAGCGGTTGGTTTTGGAGGAGCTGGGATGAGGGATGTATTGATCTTGATTCCATCCAATGCGTTTGATCGTGCTAGGGTGGTAACGCTTGATGGGTTCGAGATACGTTGTCATGGTTTCACATTACAGTTGTTTGGAGGTGAGGCGAAGGCGTTTTTATGGTGGGGAGATGGTGCGAAGCCCGAGGAAGTTAACCCGTTTGTTTACCCATTACCGGAAGGGAGACGTCTCTATGAGATCCTTCAGCCTGTCGCTGGCTCTGGTCATTGCATTGACTGCCCTCGTTATCGGTGGTTGTGTGGCGACTGATTTCCAGAATTACAACAAGGATTATCAGCCTACAATCGCTTTGGCTTACAAGGCTGCCACGTATCGTTTCCTGCAAAATTCTCCCAAGAATACAGATCGACTTATCGAGATTGTTGACGAGGCCATCAAGGGGATTGACAGTGGGAGGCTCGGGACTGTTGAGGCTGTAGCCGTGTTTGTGCGACAGTCCATTGATTATAGTAAAATCACTCCTACAGAGGCGCTTTTGCTGGATGATCTTATTGGCTTGGTTAATGATCAGATGAAGCAGTATGCGGCGCAGAGTATGCCTCTGGATGAAATTCAGGCTGCCTTGAAGCAGCGCTTGTCATATATCCGTCAGGCTGGACAACAGTTCAAGGCTCTTCAACAGAAATAGTTCATAATACTTCTTGCCCCGGTGGTCATAAGACTGCCGGGGCGTCCGTTTGTATACCTGAAATCAATTTCAGATAGGTGGGATTATGATCGGATTTGGAGTTCCATGGATCGCGTTGGGCCCAGACCGCCTATGGAGCGATTCTGGCTTCTTGTGTATTTACGAACCGTTGATGCACATGTTTCAACAGCATGGAGTACGGTCGTTAATTTATCTTCCGCCGTCATTTCGTACTGAGTTTGAGAAAAATAATGATGTAGAGTTCTCAGGTGTCCAGCCTGTTTATGCTGAAGAGGAACCTTCTCCATCGTGGAGGTACCTCCATGCTGTGGATCAGGTGAATGCGGATAGATATTTGTTGGATCAGCTTTGTCCTGTAGACTTCATCCTTTCTAATAAAATTCATGTGATCCCCCACTTAGCCGCCCAGGCTGTAGATCATCGCCTGGTTACAAATATCCCTCTCGTGTATATCTGTTTGAATGCTGGAAAAGATGCTGTGATCAATCCGCTTTCTAAGGCTGGGAAGACGGTCGGGGCAAAGAGTGCTTTTCATCTATATGCCGAGGCTGCCTCCTACTTGATGGCTGATCATGTAGTGTGGACAACGAAGGATCAATACAATAGAGGAATGCGGATTGCCAGACGGTTTCTGTCTCCTACTGAAGTACAAAATCTTAGGCTTAAGCATTCGATCATCGGATGCGGTATTGCGGACGTACTAAAGGGACATGAGCGTACTGACGATGAGATTAGAAATGTTCTGCAATCACGCAAGGGTGATGATTTTGCTGTAACGTTTTTGGGTCGGATGTCTGCCAACAAAAATGTGCGGTTTATCCTAGATGTCATTCAGCCTCTGTTCGTTCTACACGGGATCAAACTGAAGATCAGGGCTACTAAGGGGCTTCCTAAGGCCACTAAACGGCTTTTCTCGGATGCAGATATTGAAACTGTAGTGGAGAACATGGGTGGTTCTATTGCATCGCGGGAGGATTATGCCGGGAAGCTGCTTCCATCCATAGACTGTCTGATGTACGCCAGTATCTGTGAGGGGTACTGCATCGTTCCAAGAGAGGCCGTATATATCGGGGTTCCTGTGTTGTTGCCTAATAGGGCGTGGGCCAGAACTGCTATGGGTCCAGACTACCCGTTTTATTACAATGACGAGGTTGAAGCGATTGCGCTCATTAAACGTGTTCGTGACGGCAGGATCACGGATGAAGAGGCGGATCGGTTTTTGGCTGCTAGAGCGCGTCCTGAGTCTTGTAATTTTGTGTCTGAGGGTGCCGACAAACTCTATGAGGTCGTCCGTGGTCTTGTGGACGATCGTATGGCTGTACAATGGCGGAGGTCTCGCTCTAAGATTGTGGCGGCCTTTGAAGAGGAGACTACTGTGGACGAGGAGTTTGATTTTGAAGATCTCCTCGGACGGTTGAACAAGCATATCTGTGTAAAGATCGGGCGTAATATCGGTCAGCAGCGGGCGTGTTCGGCTGAGGATATTTTCCATTTTCTTAGAGACAGGTTGGTCAGTCTTTCCCCACGCGATGGTCGGTTCAAGCGTACTCTGTAGGGGTGCTGTTCGTCTTTCCCCACGCGAGGTTTTAATATGTCCCAGGACCTAGAGAAATATCCAGAAATGGAAGTAATTGTAGCGGGAAAGCCGTGTGTCCTACGTGCTGTGCGTTTAGACTCGGTTATCCCGAACGACTGGAACCCAAACCAGCAGAATCCAGAAATTTTCAATAGACTTGTGCGTGATATTGAGGAGTATGGATTCTTGCAGCCTTTTTTGGCCTTTGAAAAGCCTGAGGATTATGAGATTCACGAAGAGTTTCCAGGTGATCCTGACCTAATCGACTACATTATCATCGACGGGGAGCATCGGTACGAGGCCCTGAGGCAGCTTGGATCTGAGAAGTGTGTTCTAGTGGTGGCTCCAGGAGAGTTGTCTGGGGATGAGATCGAGCGTATGGCTGCCACTGTGCGTATGAACGCTATTCGTGGGAAGAACAACATCAATAAGATGGTTCATTTGATGGAGCGTATTGCTCGGGAACGTGAGCTTGATGAAGCGGCCGATTTGGTGATGATGGAGGCAGATGAATTTGAGGAGTTGATTGAGCAGCACCGTCAAATGATTACTGACCAAACTACCAGAGAAGAGTTTGACCGGCGGGTAGCGGCTGGGGAAATCAAGACCGTAGATGATTTGTCCAGGGTACTTAATGAGCTGTTCGGAAAGTATGGAGATACTGTCCCGGCGAATTTCATGGTTCTGGACTTTGGAGGAAAGCAGCATATTTGGGTTAGGTTGGATAAGAGCGTTTACAAGCAGATTAGGGATTTGGCGTTTGATACCCGGGCTGCCGGGTGGACGTTTGATTCCTTGGTGATCTTTTTGCTCAGCAAGATGAACAGTGACAAGATTGCTCAGCTAGGCGAGCGCGGTGTTTTGACGGCTATTCCGGAGGAGCCGGACGAAGCTGATTTGTGGGAGGCTGAGGTTCCGTCTGGTGCGGTGGGGGATGAAGATGGGTAAGACAAGACGTGAGCGTACTAGGTCCAAAGACTTTTCCTATAAGAAGGCCGGGGACAGTCTTATTCGTGATAAGGGGGAATTTAACGCTTTCATGAGGAAGCGTGTGTATGAGGTTGTTCATCCGCCTACTGGGCGTAAACCCCCGCCACAGTTAATTCCTTTGCAGGAGCTTACGATACACGAATTGGCTGAGGTCTTTTTGCTTTTGGTGGTCAGAGGTAGGCCGGAGGAGTTTGTAGCTGAGGACATAATTCAGAAGAAGTTCAAAAAGATGAAGGAGTTTTCGACTGGGGATCTAACATTACGGTTGCGTTATTTCAAAGTGTACGCTGCTCCCATCGTGCAGCGCTTGAAGAGGATGTTGGGGATTACCAAGGACAGGGTGCTCAAGAAGGAATATGAGCAGACTAAGGAAGAGCTTGTAGGGATGATGGAGAAGCGGGACGCCTTGGCAGAGGCTCATTGGGCCTTGAGTAAGCAGAAAGAGCGGCTTGAGGCTATTATGACCCGCGAGAAGAACTCCAACTATATCCTTATGCTAGCCCAGAAGGATATAGATTTGTACCATAGACAGTGTATGGATATTCTGAAGAAGGAAATGGAGCTTGGTATTCGGGACATGATGCCAACCAAGCTGGACGTGTCTTTGTCACATACGTTTGCCGGGGTAGTTGGGGATGTTAGAAAGACTGTGCCCGGCGGGGTGGACCGTATGGTGGAGGGGACAAGGAAGCTCATCGAGCATTTCAAGCAGACATCCGGTGATGGGATTGATCTACCTGCTATTATCGACGCAGAAGTAGAGGACATAGATGGCTGATAATAGCTGGTACCTTCTTGAGGACGTAGTTGCCAAGACGGTGTCATTCCTTCTTGAGGAACATGATTTTGAGCCTGAGGTTGTGGAGAAGATCGTAACTTGGTTGGGGTGTTATGCTGTAGAGTACAAAGGAGATTTGTGGATAGACCAAACACAAGCGCGTCATATGTTGGAGAACTGGGTTCTGGCCTTGAACTATGAAGACCCACAAATGCTTCTTCAGCCGCGCGGATTGAAAGTAGATCGGATGGTGGATATTCAGGAGTTTGTAGAGTCTCCTGATTATATGGGTCAGCGTGGGGCTGTTCGTGCTCCTATCATGGAGCATTTGTGGAATATCTTTCACGGAGAAGGGGCTGATTCACTGATAGAGATTGTTCTTGGTGGTGCGATTGGGATTGGTAAGAATTACTTGGCTGATATGGGGATGGCCTATACGTTGTACAGGTTGTCGTGTTATCACAATCCTCAGATAGACTTTGGGCTAGCTCCTGGATCTTCTATCGTCTTCATCAATCAGTCGGAAAAACTGTCTTTGGCTAAGAAGGTTATTTTCGAGCAGTTTGCGGCTAGGTTGAAGCAGTCTCCCTATTTCACCAAACTGTTTCCATTTGATCCGAATTATACGTCTGAGCTTAGATTTCCCGGGAACATAGTATTCATGCCGGTTTCTGGATCGACTACTGCGGCTTTGGGGTTGAACGTGTACGGTGGAGTACTGGACGAGGTCAACTTTATGGCCAGGGTTCGGGACTCCAAGTTTGCAGAGTATACAGGTGAGGCTGAATACGATCAGGCTGAGAAGTTGTACACGTCGTTGATACGGCGGATGAAATCCCGCTTTATGGATCACGGCAGAGTTCCTGGAAAACTGTTCATTGTGTCGTCTGCTAACTACCCTGGGGACTTTATCGACAGGAAGATCAAAGAGGCGGCTGAGGAGGCGGACGGTTCTCGTACTATCTATATTATGACCATGGCGCAGTGGGAATCCATCCCCAAAGAGAAGTTTAGTGGAGAGACGTTTTTGGTTGAGGTTGGAGATGATTCAAGACGGAGTCGGATCTTGGACTCGATCAGTGACGCGGTTGATCTTGATTCTGTTATCAAAGTACCGATTGAGTACAAGACAGATTTTACCAGGGATATTGAAGCTGCGATTAGGGACCTAGCTGGATTGCCTGTAGGAGGTCGGAACCAGTTTATCCGTCAGCGTGATTTACTGGTTAAAGCCATGGAGCTGCATACCAAGACTTTTGGTGGGCAGCAGTTGTTCGTTAAGGATCTTGTGGATCTTTCGACTGTACAGGATGTATCGAAGCTGATTAATCGTTCGTTTCTTGAGCAGGTTGAGTCTCCTACTTATGCAATTCATCTTGACCTTTCGTTGACCGGAGACTTCTGTGGGATTGGGGTATCGAGGTTGGCTGGGTACAAGATGACGGCTGAACGTAGGGAGTGGGATGACGATCAGCAGGAATTTGTTTTAGTACCGGCAGGTCCGATCCCTATCATTTCTACAGATGGGGTTTTGGGAGTTACACCACCGACGTCGGATGAGGTTGACCTGGATAAGGTTGGTTCGTTGGTACTGGAGCTTGCCAAGATAGTGAAAGTTGGTTGGGTGACGGCTGACCAGTTTCAGTCGGCTACCTTGCTGCAACGTTTTAGAAAGAATGGGATTCGGGCTGGGGTCTTATCAGTTGACGCTAAGGTAGATCCATACATGGAGTTGAAGGCGTCGATTCGTGATGAGCGTTTATTGCTTCCTGAAGTTTCACTGCTGAAGCAGGAATTAGTTGGGCTGGTTTATGACCCCGAGCGTAGGAAAATTGATCATCCGCCCAGTGGATCTAAAGACTTAGCGGACGGGGTGGCTGGCTCAGTGTTTATCATTGCTACTCGTAAGGCTTCGTATCGAGGGCCTGATTTCGACAAACGAAATCGTAGGGGTAAAATGCGGGCTCGTAAAATACGAGGCGTGGATACAGACCAGGTTGAGGAGGGGTCTTTGACCGCGAGGAGGCGGAGGCGAGGGCTCATACGGCCGAAGACTTAAGGAGGTGCAGATGAATGATTTGATTGGGCGGAGCGATGGGCTGGTGAATTACGTGGGGATTTATATGACTCATACGCAGAATGCAGTATTGGTTTTTATAGATGCTGGACCGGCAGAGGTTTGGATTCCTCTCTCTAAACTGGTGGATTGGAGAGTTCTTGGAGATGATACGCCTGGGCTTAGATTTCAGGACTTGGATAAGGAGGAAGACATGATCCAGGTAACTATTCCGCAGTGGCTGGCGAGAAGGGAGGGTCTACCGGTATGACAGATCAGAAGAAAGTCATCAGTTATTTTCTGCATATTGTTCTTCCGTCTGTGGGGATTCCAGATAAGCCTAGTTACAACATGGCTGAGCTTAGGCGGATTCTAGGTAAACACCGTGTAACTATTTATAGGATGATCAAGGCGGGTAAACTCAAGGCAGTCGGTAAGGATGGCGGAGATTTTCGTATCTATCGTGAGGAGTTGATTCGGTATTTCTCTGATTACGATGAGGTGCTGGACGACTAGATGGTTTGACAAATAGCTCGTTTCTGTGGTATCATCTTTTTATCTTACAAAGGAGGTGCCATGGTTATTGGGAGCTATGTCAAGCAGGAAACGTTGGATTACTTTGAGCGGGCTGTTTCTGATACTGACCAGCCTCAACTCAGGTGGCGTTGGCCTCTCAGTTATGAAGAGCTGGAGGCCCTTCGGCTGGATCGGGGGGAGACCCTAGAGGAAGGGAGGTGGGATGTGAATGGGAGAAAAGGGTAGTCGGGAAGTGGCGTTTGGGCGGCCGGTAAATCGGTGGCCCAAACGCAAAGACATTTCAGTATTCAGAAATGTTAGGAGGCGGGGCAGGCAAAAGCGGAGTTTTAGTTTGTGGGCAATTCTACTCTGGGTACTCAAGAGGTGATGGATGGACGATCTGGTAAAGGCTCAGTTGGTGGCGCTGGCAGAGAAAATGGAAATGCTAGCGGTGCTGTGTGAGCAACATGAAATCAATTTCAAGGTGCCTGGGTTCATGGAGTCTGGGGTGTACGTACTACGGCGGATGCGTGATGAAATTCTGAAGGCCGTAATGGATGACTCGTGGGAGTCGGTCAATCTTCAGGACGTCCATATGGTCTTAGACGTGATGGAGGGGGCTTACAGCACCCATCATTGAGTATGGACAGGGGCGTAGATCGGAAGAGCGGGTCATTCGGCCCGCTCTTTCTGCATTGCTTTGTCTGACGTTTTTGAGGTATGGTGAATGTATCACTCAAACGGGCTCTAAGGGGCCAAGGAGGTTAGTTATGACGCAGGGACTGTACATTGTACGTGTGTGGGTGTCTGGAGAGGAAGAGTTTATAGAATTGAATGATAAGTCCAAGTGGTGTCGGCGCGTTGACCAGCTAAACGAAACTCTCAAGCCTGGAATGTGGGTTTTGAGAGTTGGTACAACCTGCACTGTCGTAGATATTCACGGTACAGTGTTTCATTTGGTGGGCTGAGGCCCCAAGAGTTCAGGGAGATAGGATATGAATAATGATGAGGTCAAGCGGTATTACAGGATTGCGATAGATATTCAGGATGCGTGCAACATGTACGCAGTTGTTGGGGAGTTCTACCGGGCTGTTGAGTTCATCAAGGAGGAGTACCAAGAAAAGTTTGGGCAGGTTAGGGTCCCTTTTCAGTATCTCAGGTTCCATCCCATTATCCGTCTGTTTTTGGATAAGTTGGCAGATATGAGTGGTCTGTCAGTAGAAGGTTATTCCAACCATCCGATGCCCTACCATGTAGCTTATGACTACTGTCAGACAAAGGCGGACGGGGGTACGGTTAATCCTGACGATCTCAAGTGGTGGGTGCAGAAATGAGGGTCTATGAGATGGGATGGAGGAGAACAATTCCAGGCACGATATTTAGAACTGGGCGGGTTGCGTACAAAAGAGCAGTCCGGGAGTTGAGTACGGATGCCAAGCATATACGTCCCACAGCACTTTTGTACGCCTTTGAGATATTGAAGCGCCAGGGGGTGATTGCTGGGGGTTCTATTGAAAAGCTTCAGAAAGTTTCAGTTCTTCTTGTGGAAGCGATCCGGGTAGAGGCTGAGCGCGGGAAATGTTTGAAAAAGAAAGGCTATATCTCGTCTTGGCCTGACAGGAGTAAGAACACACGGATTAAGTGTCTGCGGCATCCTGAGAAGCTTCCGTGGTACAACCGGTGGAGGCGGGAGATGTCTGCTAGGAGGAAGAGATGGCTCAGAAGCCAACCGAAGGAGAGTTTGCAAAGGCCCTCCAAGAGGCGCAACCTGTTATCGAACAGTTGAGGACTGAGCTTCAGTATGGACTTAATGCCTCTCTGACGTTTGCGAGTTTGTCGCAGCATGATAAAGACGTGCTAAAGGCATTTGTACTGTTGTGCCGACAGCACAGAACGCTGTCTTTCTGAGGGTTTGACAAACGGCAGTGACATGTGGTACCCTACGGGGTACTGGAGGTTGGAGGTTGGCGGACACGGTCCCCAGGGACCTTTTATTAGGAGAGGCGGATGATGAGATATTCTCCTCAACAGTTAGCATTCATCAAGGAGCTGCGGGAAGGGTCTGGAAGCATTTGCCTCCAGGCAGTGGCGGGCTCTGGTAAGACTTCCACTCTGGTGGCGGCGGTGGCGGAGCTGCCATCCCACCTCAAAATCACAGCAGCGGCATTCAACAAGAAAATCGCGGTAGAACTGGCTCAGCGTATGCCTGAGCACGTGGTCTGTAAGACCATGAACGCGCTTGGGCATGGGGCGTGGATGAGGGTGCTCCAGGGTAGGAGGGTACGGCTGGATACTGGAAAGACCTTCAACATCTGCAAGAAGTATTGGGATTCCAGGGTGGGCATGCCAGCCGGAGTGTTGCGGCTGGTGGCCTTGGCAAAGTCACACGGGTTGGTCCCAGCCGGGGCTCCTAGGAATCCTAAGACAGTTCTCATGGAGGATACTCCTGAAAGTTGGGGGTGGCTGATCGACAGGTTTCAGGTGGACTTGAATGATCAAGAGGCTGAGGCCATAGAGGGTGCCAGGAGGGTCTTGGTAGATTCTATCCATGCAGCCTTCATGGGTGAAATTGATTTCAATGACCAGCTGTACATGCCGGTAGTTTACGGGGCACCATTCTTCAAAAACGATGTAGTGTTGGTGGACGAGTGTCAGGATCTTTCGGCCATTCAGCGGCAAATGCTCAGGATGATGTTGAAGCCTGGAGGCCGTCTGATAGCTGTTGGAGATCCACACCAGGCGATTTATGGTTTCAGGGGGGCTGATGCGGAATCGGTCAAGAATTTGGTGATGGAATTCAATTGCCTTGAGATGCCCCTGTCGGTCAGTTTTAGGTGTCCTAAGGCGGTGGTGGCGGAAGCTCAGAATTGGGTCTCTCATATTGAGGCGGCCCCTGAAGCCCCAGAGGGTGTTGTAGAGCACTGGAGCAGTTATACGGCGGAGGCGTTTACCAAGGATGACGTGATTCTGTGCAGGAACAACAAGCCCTTGGTGTCTTTGGCCTATAAGTTCATTCGGGCCGGGGTGGGAGTGACGGTTCTTGGTCGGGAGATTGGGCAAGGTTTGATTTCTTTGATCAAAAAGCAGAATGCTGAAAGTGTGGATGATCTGGTCAATAAGCTTGATGCTTATATGATCAGAGAGATTAGAAAATTTGAGGAGCAGGGGAAGGAAGATCGGGCTGCTGCGGTAGAGGACAAGGTTGGCACGATTATGGTGATCATTGACCACCTGCCTGAGCGGTCCCGGTCTGTGCCAGGGTTGATCAATACCATCGAGCATTTGTTTGCGGACAAGTCTTCAAGGCTGACTTTGTCTAGCATTCACAAGGCCAAGGGGTTGGAGTGGGATAGGGTATTTTGGTTGGATGCTAACCTTGTCCCGTCTAGGTATGCACGGTTGCCGTGGCAAATTGAACAGGAGAGGAATTTGGGTTATGTAGCTGTGACACGGGCCAAAAAGACTTTGGTATATATCACGTCTTCTGGGTTTGTGGACGCTTTGCCTGATGGGCTGACCCACGAGGTTTTGCAGTCTACGGAGCCTTGTGAGGATGAGCCTCCCCCTGAAGAGAATTGGGCTATAGCGGCTGATTTGAACGGCAATCCTGAGTGTGTCTAGGAGGCGGCTATGAATGGTGAGAATTGGGACCCGATCAAAGAGGCGGAACAGAATGTCCTGAGATTGTCCAGGGTATGGTTGGAGATCAATAGTATGCTGGATGCGTTGGGCAGCGTTGGGCGTAATATGACCCATGACCGCATCGGTCGGGACAAGTTTTTTGAAGGACTTGACTTGATGCGTCAGGGTGTGTTGTTGGAGCTGGCGCATGCTTTGAGTCAGTGCTTCCACATTGTCGGTGTTGGGGGCGAGGATGTTCTTCGGTTTTCAAGAGAGCGGTTGCGGGAGGTCTTTGATGAGAAGGACAGGCACAACGTAATGGTGTTTTTGGACAAGTACGGACGGTGGGGTGGGGGTTATTTGGTCGCAGCTGATGAGGAATTCAGACGGCAGGTAAAGGCCAAGCTTGGAGAGTACGATGATTGACGGTGGTGACGCTAAAACTCCAGTGTTGGAGTATTTCAAAAGCATAGGGATGAAGCAGGCCCATAATGTGTTCACGGAAGAGACTGCACTGGAAGCACTGATTGGTTCTCATAAATACTTACGTGAGCGTCATAGGGTATTGATTAAGCTTCTGCATAAGCGGAGCTTTCGGTTTTGTGCAAAATTGTTTAGATGGGAGGTGTGAATGAGTCCTGTAAAGAAGAGGATGATTGTTCCTGGGAGGGTGAAAAAGGGCAGAAAGCGGAGAAGCTTCCCTCTGCCTGATATGGACAGAGAACGTCGGAAGTTTTTGATGAAGAATGGGTGGATGGAGAGTTTGCATGAGGGCTGGCGTAATGTAGACCTGGGTATTTCCCATGTTTGTATTAGCAGAGCGTTGCAGCTTTGTTATGATCTTCAGACTTTGAGGATTCCGTCTGGGAAGGACGCTGAGCCTTTGGGGGTTCGGTGTTCGTGTGGTGGGACTATTTGCAAAAAGGAGAATGGCAATGACCAAGCCTGTGAAGTCGAGTGACGCTGTGGCCAAAACTGAGGTTGTTAAGCCCAAGGCAATTCGTAAGAACAAGATGCCTCGGCGGAGGCGGGCTGTACAGCGGTCAGTCACATTGACTGGTCAGACTATGGAGGCTCTTGAGTTTTTGGAGGGTCATATCTCGTCGATTCCTGGGGCAAAGTTTGATTTTGACAGTCTGGTCAATGGGCTGATTCGACGAGAGGCGGATAATCTGCGGCATGGAACGTAATTACTATGCGTACACGTGACAGAGATGCGGTGGTTGCTTTTCTGTCTGAGCATCGTGCTTTGGCAGATCCATTGATGAAATTCGAGGAGAAAGCCAAGGCTATTTTCGGGGATGCTCTAGTAGGGATTACGTTGGAGGCTTACACGGACGTGGACGGCGTGTTATGTGCTTTGGTTCAATTGAATAAATCGTTGTCGATGGCAGAGTCCATCCCAAAATTGGTAGAGTTGTATCGGTATTGGGATAAAACGGCTAAGAAGAAGCTGAGGGAGAAGGTGTTTTTGTCTGTGGCCTGGACGATCAAATGAGGTGGTTTGGATGAGAACAGATTTGGCGATTATTCAAGGTGAGTCGGATAAGGCTGTGCGGGATACTGCGGAGGAGAATGGTTGGGAGATTTTGTCAGGAGCAGTGTGGCCGGTGTATTTACCCGGGCCGGAGCCTAAGACGGCGTACTTTGCTTTGGTAGCAAAACCGGTGGAGGGTGATGATGGCGAGGAGTAGGCGTCATAAGGTCAGATGTATCAATGCTGACGATCCAAGGTGTCCATATTGTGCCCACGCAGAGCCCCATCTTCCTGGGGAGTTGGACGGGGGGCTGTGTACGGCGTGGGACGTATGCTATGACGACAATGAAACTTTACTTTTTAAAGTGAGATGTGTGGCGGTGGTGGTAAAGCCTGACAAGGAGAAGTGATGTACTTGATGCCTCAGTCGTTTGAGATTTTATACCCCAATCTGGAAGAGTTTGGTGAGCCTAAGCGTCTAGTTAAATTGATCGAGCAGGCGGGAAGAGTGTGTTACCAGAGTGAGTCTAAGGGTTACCCAGAAGATTTTGTTAGGAAGATCGTTCGGTCTGGGCATCATAGTGTGATAGAGCATGTCAATTTTACAGTGTGTTTTGTTACTGACAGAGGAGTCACCCACGAGTTGGTGAGGCATCGTCTTGCGTCGTATTCTCAGGAGAGCACTCGGTATTGTAGGTACAAGCATGGCCTCAGCATTATCAGACCGGTCCATCTTGAGCAAGTGTTACCCTTGGGTGAGTATAGTATGGGCCCTGACGGTCATGTACTTTACGAGGGCAGTGCGCTAAGAACTGATCTGACAGCGTCTTGCTGGGTAGGTGGCATGCTTGCTGCAGAAAAAAATTACTTGATGCTGCTGGACGAAGGTTGGTCTCCGCAGGAGGCTCGGTCAGTGCTGCCTAATTCACTGAAGACAGAGATCATCATGACGGCCAATATTAGAGAATGGCGTCATATCTTTTCACTTAGATGTACACAGGCTGCTCATCCTCAGATCCGGGCTCTTCTTGAGCCTCTCCAGGCTAGATTCCAGGAGGCTCTGCCAAGTTTGTTTAAGGTGTAGCTATGCCTTCGGTTAATGTCAAGATACCTAAGCCTGTATCGCCTGGGTGGTGGGTGGATGAGGTTAGTTGTGTTTGTGGAGAATTCTATTCTGAGTTCAACTGTGGTCTTAAATGGGAGCAGGGGGTTGATTTAGTAAGGTCGGTTAATGCTGGACGTGCATATTTTAGTAGGGGGCCCGTTCTGTGGGCCCTTCGTTGTTTGAAACTTCAGGAGTGGTACATACGTCACGCACAATGCTGGGAATTTGAAGGAGATACTTATGCACTGGCAAGATCGTGAGGCGATGTTGGCTGAGATGCGGTGGTTGGGTGGTCGGGATATATGCAGGGACGTTCATATGGAGAATGCGGCAACGCCCTTAACCGATGTATCGGCCGTCTGTCGGGGATGTGGGGTTGAAATTGATTTCAACTCGGAGTGGTGCGATGGGTGTGGACAAGGACGGAGACATCCAGGTGGTGGAGGCTGAGATTGATGATTCGGTCTCTCAGACTGAGGCTCTTCTGCGGGCATTAAGGCGGGGGGAGCATGTAAACAGGGCTACCGCGCTTTTAGATTATGGGATCTTTAATCTCCCGGCCCGCGTGTTTGATTTGCGTCAGATGGGGCTTCCTGTAATGGACAGGTATACGACCATCATGACACGCCGTGGTCCTGTGACACTCAAAGAATACTGGATGCCCACTCTGTCAGAGTGGAAGGAGGCTAAACGTGAAGAGTCTTAGATTAGCAAGTTTGCTTGTGTTGATTGTGGCGTCGGCGGCTTTTGCGGGGCGGGCCAACCACGAACGCTATTACCAGGAGAAGTGGTGTTCGGCGGTTGGGGGCGAGACGGAAGTGCGGCTGGAGGATGGCACACGAGCTGACTGTGTGGCTCGTGGTTATGCCATTGAGTTTGATTTTGCGGACAAGTGGGCTGAGGCTGTGGGTCAGTCGATTCACTATGCGGAAATGCTGGGGCTGAGGCCGGGCATTGTTCTGATTATCGAAGACCCGATTAGAGACCAGAAATATGTGGAACGTCTGGTTTCTACATTAGAGGCGGTGTGTGTAAAGAGGGGGGATACCTGTGACAGCGTGGATTTATGGGTGATGTTCAAGTAGTAGTCTTTCCCCACGCGACAGCTGGTTCTGGTAATCGTTAGCGCGTGGATTGTTTCGTTCTAAAAGTTTTGCTGTGGCGGTCTCGTGGCGGCTGGTCGCCAGGTTAGTTTGGATTCTGCCGTAGAAAAATTTAGATATTGGGTGAGCTGTACGGCGTAATTTTCTTCTATTTTGGGAGTTACATGACCGTAGGGGTGGGGGTATCCTTTGACCATCATCAAACGGCCCCCAGGGGCCACAGCCACAGGAGGACGCGGTCATGAGACTCCAACAGGCACAGTATCCCACCACCAGGCAAATCGTTTCCAGGCTCAAGAGGGATCGAGCGATTCGGACGGAGCTGACCCTCAAGATGCGTCACAAGGCCGGTCGGCTAGTGGCGACAGTCGGCACTCGGCTGTCCGTGCTCGGGCCCCCGGTGTCTGAGCATGACTACCAGGCACTCAAACTTTCCAGCAACGCAAGGGGTTTTCTGCGGTACATGCTGGTTGGCGACATCATTGGGACTCACAGTGGTGGGGCTCAGGAGCGGACCAACCATCGTATCTGTGACTCGGTGTTTAGGGCTGTCCGCGTAGTGTGGGCGGATTAGCCATGAGGGGGTGTAAACTCACCGCCCGGGAAATCTACCAGCAGATTGACAGGCTGGGGGTTCCACTCAGTGAGAGGCGGCAGGCGTTTGCCCACTACTGTTGTAGTCGGGCTGGACTGGTAGATCCTATGATCTTCATCAGACATGGGATGGGGCAGGTGAAATCAATTTCATCTGCGAGGATTCCACAGAGACTAAGGAGTGTCGGATGACAGTGGAAGACCTGGTGTTGTTCCTATGCGTTCTGGCGGCCCTAGGAGTTGGGGTGGTGCTGCTGGGCGTGTTGGAGGCTGCGGTTGTGACAGTCCTGGAATGGGTGGACAGGAGGACAGCATGACACACGATCTTGGAAAGTATGTGGGACTCAGGAAGTTCGATTGGGCGGTGCCTCAGGGGTGGCTGGACGAAGTCACCAAGCTTGGGGTGAAGGCTCAGTTCGTCTGGGACTACTCGGATGAGAAGAGGAGTTGGGGTGTTCCTGTGGCCATTCGGGAAATGGCTTTCGAGGAGCTGGCCAGGCGGGTGGAGCATGAATTTACGGCGGCCTATGTCCACGCTGTGATTGATGACGGTGGAGAGGAGGAGGGTAACAAGGCTGCCAAGATTCTGGCTGAGATCTATCGGAGGCTGTGGATGGACAAGGAGGAGTACGACAAGCTGGTGGAGGCTGCTAAGCATGCAAAGTGAGTATCTTGGTATCCCAAAGAAGTATCAACGGAAGCGTGGGAAGGTGGGGTATCGCCCAAAAACCCACTACCTACCAGACCCAGAAATTGGAGTGGCGTTGTGTGGGCGGAAGCTTTCCGAAGAGGTTCATCGGTGGACACAGGATCAGGCTAAGGTTGAGTGCCGACGGTGCTTGACGGATCTGCTGGGGCAGCGGGCTGATAATGAGAATGGTCCCATTCAGGTAGTACCTGCTGCTAGTCAGGCGGTACTGGATCTTACGCTTGGGGATTTACTGGAAGCTGCGGCTCGGACCCACACTGTGGTGATAGAGCTGCGCCCGATTATTGAGGATGCCGATGTCTAGATTCGAGGTTGGGCAGACGGTATTTCCAGCCACTCTGATGTTCTTGGATCGTGCCTCTATAGAGAGTGTGCGGGAGAACGGTCAGGTGGTAGTGGTTACCGAAAACACTCACGTGATGCACAAGGGGGCGTATTCGGTATATCACACGAATCGGGCTTTGTGTGACGTGGTGGACATCGGCGGTACTACGTATCTTGTTTTTCGTGAGTGGCTCTAAGGAGGTAGTCATGGCGAAGCGGCGGACGGCAGACGAGCTTTTGGAGCAGTTGGCTGAGGATTGGGGTACGGACGTGGAGGAGATGTTGCGGGAGGCTGTGTTCGACTCAGTGGTCCCTGGTATCTGTCCGTACTGTGGTTACTCTACTGACGTGGAGCCGGATCAGAGGGCTGGTTGGTGTGAGGAGTGCGAGAAGCGTACTGTGATCAGTTGTCTCATTCTTGGGGGTATCTGCTGATGGAGCGGCGTAAACATGTGATGTTTGGGCTTGATTATGCTCGTGACAAAAACTGGAGACCGGTTAAAGTGACTCGGAAGGGAGCGTATCGTCTTGGGATGAGGTCGATTCCGAGGGATCTTAAGACGTGTGGGTTCCAGGTGGTTGTGGCCGATTGTGGTGATTACTACCGAGTGTCTTACGGGAAGCAGGTGTAATCATGGGAAGTAGAGCATTGTTGGAGGACAAGTATACTGTTTACTGTGAGCGCTGTGGGCTGGCTCAAATTGATCCGCATAGACGTCCGGCGCAGCGTTACATTCTTGGGAAGCCGTGTCCACGGTGTGGACATGTGCGGCCTGGTGGGCAGCGACGGGTGACAGTTAAGGAGGATCGCAATGATTGTGCCGGATGATCAGTATGAAGTGATCTTGGAGCTGCTCAGGTCGATTCCTAATTCTTTGGATGGGGCAGTAGATGCGTTGGAGTTAGTCACCGAATTGACTACGCATGTGAATGTGGCTTTGTCTCTTAGGCAGCCTATCCAGCCACATTACGTCTTGGAGGCTGAGGAAGAGTTGCTGCGTAGTATCTTGTTGATCACAGATATTCTGGCTGTATTTAGGGCGCTTCGAGAGGCTGCGGCTTTGAATAATGTGGTCGAGGTTTAAGCGACTTACTTGTGCTGTGGGTGGGGTTGGGTTAGGGGTTTTCTTTTTACACGCCTTGCCGGGGCAAATTTGCACTCTCACATGTATACCCTAGCGGTGTTGGGAGGCTATTTTGGGCAGGAATCTTTCCCCACGCGAGGCAGTTTTCAACGGGCATCGTCCGTTAGTTAGGAGACACTGGAGTGAAGTATTGGATTATAGCTGATACGCATTTCGGTCATTCCAAGCTGGTGGAGCGTGGTTACCGCCCATCTGGGTTTGAGGGACGTATTTTTGACCAAGTAGCTGCCTTGATTTCCTCTGACGATGTGTTGACCCATCTTGGAGATTTTTGTTTCGGAAATGATCGTGAGTGGCACGAGCGATTCTTGGAGGTCTGTAAGGGGAAGAGCTGGTTGATTCGAGGTAATCATGACAGAAAGACGCCTACTTGGTACATCCGTCGTGGGTGGTCGTGTGTCCTGGATAGGTTACAGTTACGTATGTTTGGAAAGACATTGGTGTTTTCTCATAGACCGGTCAATGTGCGGGGAGGAGTGGTTAACATTCATGGGCATTTCCATAATAACAACCACCGACATGTAGAAGAAGAGGAGGTAGATGAGGTAGATAAGAATCATTGGTTGGTGTTTATCGAACATACGTACCGACCGGTTGATCTGAGAAAGTTCTGCATGCAGAAAAGTCTGCGAGGAGGGTGAAATTGATTTCAGAATCTAGGCTGAAGATTGGGACACGTGTGGGGTGGCTGTAGAAGGGGGCGGGGGTAAGGTGGAGCGTGAAGAGTCGGCCGATGATGAATGGCAGCAGTTGGCACTAAATGAGTGGGATGTTAGGCAGTAATCACAAGCAATTTTAGGTTTGACAAATGGTAGTGTACCCCTGTATTATGGGGACACTAGGGGTTGGCGGAACCCCTCAAACGCGGGCCATACGGCCCCAGCATCAAGGAGGTGTAGCATGGCGGACAAGAAGGCGGTGGAGAAGCGGGCGGAGGTTCTGTCGGGTCTCCCGAACAAGCCCCCCACAAAGGGAACCTGGGGCGGGGAGATCAATGTGTACTTCGCTCGGGGGTGGCTGTATGACTTCAAGCGCCCCCTGCGGGATCTGGACAAAGCCCTCAGGGCTGACAAGTTCAAGGTCCCGGCATCCGTTCAGGCTTTCCTCTACGGGAAGCAGGACGGGGAGAAGACACACGGTGGGATTCCCCGGGTCGGTCGGGAGCTGACCAACGGCAGGCTTCCCCAGGAGCACCTGGATTGGGGGAAGAGCTACTACAGCAAGCTCCTGGCCCTGCGGAAGGCTGTGGAGTCGGAAAACACGGCTCGGATCGAGCGGGAACTGCACAGCGTGTGCGAATTCATCGAGACCATCATCCGAGCCGGGATGAAGGCCGGGGCCCCTGTAAGGGTCCGGTCCAAGCCCAAGGCCCCCGCCAAGACCAAGGGGAAGGTTCGGAAGCAGGTGGCGGTCCAGGCATAGGGAGTTGGGGGGCCGGACGACTGGTTCCGGCCCCTTCAGGAGGCGACAATGCTGGTGACCCTGAGCAATGATTTTCATCGAACGTCAGTGAGGGTGCGGGTGGATAAGTTTCCCTATCACTTGACACCGAGTCAGGTGAGGCGGATCAGGCGGGCGCTTTGCGGGATGCCTGATTGTACGTGTTCGGGGTGGCTTGGAGTCCGTGGGCCGCAAGAGGGCGGGGTTGTTGTTCAGTCGTTTTCTGAAAATGATTACGTGCTGCATGTTTGGTGATTAGGGGATAGTAATGTTCAATGTCGTTTGGATCTTTTCTGGAAACAGAATTCACAGCTCCGCCAGCCCAGGGGCGGACTTTGGACAGACCGGCCAGGCCGGGGAACTCCCCTATGAAAGTAGGCGTTAACTATGGGCCGAAAGCGCGCCGATCGACCGGAGCAACACGGCGACGAAAGCCACGGGAGACCGTGCCTCCTAGTGTGGCGTTACCGGTTGGTGCGTAAGTAGGCCCGCCAGTTTTTTTGATAGAGATAGAAGCGTGACTCTGAACGCGGGGCGCTAATGCGTGACTGAACGCGGGGCGCTAATGCGTGAGGCAGGACAGTGATACTCGTTGGGTGGACGTGTCTTTGCGGGCATGACCAATCACGGACTCACCAGCACGGCATCGGATTGCCGGAATCCGACATCCTGATTGTTCTGGATGGCGCTTGGGAGCGAGCAACCCCAACCCCGCTAGTAGGAGACGGGGGGAGCATGTAAGCTCCCCCTGTTTTTTCTAGCAGTTGAAATCAATTTCAGAAAAAGGAGGGTGACATGAGCAAAGCTCCAAGGAAAAAGGTGTTTACGTTTGACGTTTACTTCCTAGGGGATTTGGCGGCCGGACTACGATCGTTTTCTGAGACTATAGCAGTAACGTTGGACAGCGGTGACCCTGGGGGTGCTCCTGGGGAGTTTGAGCAGTTTATAGCTGATGCGTTGTCTGAGTGGTACGATGGCGCGACTGTGACTGTTAAAACGCTAGAGGGAGGTTGTGATGCCAAAACGGCATAGATGGCAAGAGTATGAAGAAGACGTAGAAGGGTGTGATTTTGCCCAGATTTGTACGAAATGCGGAATAATTCGTGGATGGACAACTATAAAAGTACCAAACGGGTGGCTGACAGTTGAAAGATGGCTTAGATCGTCAGACGGGAGGGTTGTTGTTGAAATGCCAGCCTACAAAGCAAGAATTCCTTGGCCTTGTGAGGAAAGTTAAGGGGAGATGTTGTTATGCAACGAACACGTGCTTGGAGACGTCATCAGACTAAGAGGGTCCAGAGGCGTAGGCTCAAGCATTGGCTTAGATTGTGGAACTCAGAGCATACGGTTCGTTGTATAGGTAAGCTGAAAAAGGATAATTTCAGCTGTGGTTGCCCAATGTGCAAGCCTTGGAAGCATGGATTGGATACTAAGCTAAAATTCAGTGAAATCAAACAGTTGGTTGGGTGGGACGACATGTTTACAGGAGGCGGATGAGATGAGACGTGTACTTGGAACGGTAGTGATCTTGGGGATGCTGGTAGGTTCGTTCGGGGCTGTGAAGGCCAAGGCGGCGGAAGCGCAGGTACTTCAAGACTTCCAGAAAACGGTGTATCTCATCAAGGCTAGCAACGGGAACACCAAGCAGGCTGCGTCGATTTATTTGCTTCTCCAGGGTTTGGTGTTCCAAGTTGGAATTCCAATGCAGCTTTGGGTGGCCGAGCTGGAGAAGACGATATTTATCCTGATGGAATCTGAGCTGTTCAAGATTGCGAAGGCTGAGACGGTCGAGGAGCTGGTGAAGAATATGCTCAATTCGTTAAAGGGTCTCGTACTGGAATCTGACGGGAAGCTGACGAACCTGCGGGTGGCCGTGTTGATTCCTAACATGCCGCTCCCCAGAGCTATGGGCTCTCTTACAGACGGAGTTACTGTTTTTTGGTGATTCCTGCCACGTCACCCGGAATGTGGGGATGAATAATGCACGGCAAAGCCTTCCACGAAGTAAATTTACGTTCATACTGCGACTTTCTTGGGCTTCCCCTGACCAACTAAGGGGTACGGGGGAATCTTTGAAATTTGACGCCTTTTTGGCGTCTCTGTTTTCTGGGCCGACTTGAAATCAATTTCAGGTTGGGGGAGATACAACAACGTGGGAGGGGTGGTATGCTCTGTTCATCGGGGCATGCGGCCCCCCCACCAACAGGGCCCTGAGAGGCCAGGAGGAGAACCATGGTGTATCTGACCAACGCATTTTCCATCAACATGCTGGCTTTTGACGAGCCGACCCGCACTGCAACCGTCAAGATCAAGGAAATCGACATTCGGACAGCCTACACAAAATTGATCTGCGCTCTGGCTGCGGACAAGCTGGTGAATGCCATCGGTCACCGTAGCACGGATACGGTGGCCTTAGCGGAGGTTGAAAAGGTCCGCATCTTGTCCGGAGGGGCCGCCTTTCCCAAAGGGCAGCGGCTGACGGTACGCATGGGACCTGAGGACACGCTGATCGTGGTGCAGTATGTAGGACCCAGGCTGGAAGAAGGTGCTACAGAACTTCCGGCTGGAGCTGAGCTTCGGTGGTATCAGGTGGAACTGGCGAGATAAGGAGGAACGTTTGGAGGAGGCAGAGGATGCGCATCTACATTGTTAATACTGAGACGGAAGTTGGAGACTGGCTGGAGCTTCCGGTGTACGAGGATTTGCAGGAAGCTCTAGAACGGTTGATCGGCGGGAGCGGCGGGTTGCGGGTGGAAGACGCAGATCATTGGCCGGGTGGCTGGAAGCCTTGGCCAATTGACAGTGTGGATACCATCAACGAGCTGGCGGAGAGAATCGAGGACCTTGTTGATGATCACCCCCAGCTGTATAGCCTGCTGGAGGCTGTGTGTGAATGTGAAGCCTCGACTGGGGTGGGATGGCTGGAGAACATCCTAGACTTGATCGAGATTGGTGACATTGCGTGGTATCCGGGCAAGACCCTGCGGGAGGTCGCCATGGAACTGGTGGATGAGGGTACGTTCGGGGTGGTCCCTGAGAACCTGGAGGGCTACATAGACTACGATGCCATTGCCCAGGATTTGGCAGTGGACGGGTACGTGCAAACTGGGCGGGGAGTATATAGGCTGCCGTAAGGCGGCGGGAAGGAAAGGAGCCTCGATAAACATGGCAGTTTTAATCTGTACTGAGTACGGCTGTAAGGCGAGGGACTTTATGCCGGTGGATACGACCGGGGTGCGGGGGAAGGACCCCTGCTGTATCGACTGTAAGGTGGTGCACAATTGCCCCAGCGCCTGCGGGACGGTGGAGATCATAATAGACGCCATGGTGGAGTTCCTACTCCATGGCAGACGACTCCAAACGGAGGCGGGATGGCCCGGCAGGTTCTACTGTGCCTTCTCGTATTACTACCCCAAGCCCAAGGAGGTTGTGGAGTATCAAGATGATGACGGTGAATAACGGCGGCGGGAAGGAGAGAACCATGACGAGGTTTAGGATTGAGGCAATCGAGAACGCGGAGGAATGTTGCCCCGTCTGCGGGCAGGATATTGAGCATAATGGGTATGTTCTTCTGGAAAACGATAAGTCGGTAGGATGCTACTGCTCGATGGGCTGTGCGGATGAGGAGGCGACCAACAGGCTGCATAGCAACCCAGCTCCTAAAGGGCGGGAGTATTTCAAAGCCAGGTACCCTGGGTCCTACCTACAGCCTGCCCAACTGGCTGAGCTGGCCCGGTGGGCAGCCCGGTCGGGTACGTCGGATAAACACCGGGTCAGCGTGGCTACGACCACAATACTGGCCCTGATGGACGCTCTGGACCTGGAAATATCGGTCTGGTGTGATTGCGTGTTCGTCGTCACACCCTGCGGGCCGAACAGCTCTGTGGGTGTACTGTATGCAGATCCTTATTCCCGGCACAACGCCGGGGACGTCCTGGACTGAGAGGATGAAGAGAGGAGACATCTTGACAGAGACAACAACGGCACTGGTATGCACAGAGTATGCTTGCACGAGGGTACCGGTGATTTTCGTCTTAACCCCGGGGGAGGAGCCTGAGGAGAGGAAGTACAACACGTGCTGCCTCAATTGCGGGAAGGTCCACGACTGCACAGGTAAATGCTCACTGGTGGAGAGTGTAATCGAAAGCGCGGCTAATTTCCTGATGTACGGGGTAGCAAGAGCATCGGCGGCGGGAGGCCCCGGAACGTTCCATTGCCGTTACGCACAATATACGGCTAGCTCAAAGCGGCGGGGCGGGACGGCCCCTGGGATTAACTGAGAGTAATGTTTAGTGAGGAGATAATCATGGACTATGTATGTTTTGCAGGTTCATTGCAGACGTTGAAGGTAACGGCGGACTCTCCGAGGGCGGCGGCGGAGAAGTATGTATCCGAGTGTTGTACCGATATGCTTCCTGCCGATCTAAAAGGAGTGGTTCGGTTTGACGTCAAGGTGGTTCAAGCAGACAAGGAGGAAACGATTGTAGTAATGGCTGCTCCGGCCCCTCCCGAGTGTGTGGAGGGTTATGGTAGGTCGCATGACTGGGCGGATATGGGAGTGGATGTTGATGACGGGGATGTAGTGTTCAGACACATGTGCAAAAGATGCGGGCTTTACAGGGTAACAGACAAGAGGGTCGGATCTATCAGTAATTGACACAGGATATCAAGACCCTAAGACCGGCGGCGGGAGGGAAGCTAATACCCTCAGCAATCAATGAGCCAAGCGGCGGGCGGCGGGATGGCCCGGCCCCTAAGGTTTAGCACTAAATAAAGGGAGAGAGGAGGGAGGAGGGAGAAAGAGAGACCAAGAGGCTGGCGGGAAGGAGAGAGGCAGAAAAGAGACAGGGGATAACCAGGCGGCGGGATGGACGAAGGAAAAGAGCCTTCTAGGGGGTTGGCAGACATTTGTCTCCTACGACCCCTCATTATATACAGCGGGGAGAAGAGAGGGTTTGACGGTATATGACACACTCACATTTCACATAGTACCTACTATGTGAAATGTTAAAAGAATCCCCTAAAAAACGCCCCAAAAGCCCTATATACCCTCGAAACTCCCTATATATCCCCAAATCAGCCCAAATCCAGCAGTCTTTCCCCACGCCAATTAGCCATATGCCCCCAGAAGCAGTTCTCCAAGTCTCTCCACACCCCAGCCCCTCCTCCAGTTCGTCTTTCCCCACGCGAAAGCTTATCTCGATGGCACCGCCGATGGTCAGGGAAGGTTTCCCCACGCGCCCCAGTCTTTCCCCACGCCGACGCTTATATCAGAAGGCGGGAGGAGCAGCAGTGAGTGTGTATGCACTATATCTATAATGATAGAGAAGAGAGGAGAAGCCACCATGTACAAGAAAGTCTACATGACGAAGAGCGCAGAGAAGGCGTGGGAGAAGTTGTTGGAGCTAGAGCCGGGGCTTTCCGCCGCTCGCTTCTTTGGGAGGATGGTCGAAGCAGTGGCGCGGCTTGAGCCTGAGCTGGCGGGGCGTATTTTACGGCATGTCAACCGTTCAGCAACAGAACGTAAGCGGAACCCCCGCCGAGGCACGCTGGGAGAGATCACGTACCGAGACATTGAGCTGTTCCTGCGGGATGAGTGGGGGGACGAAGACGACGAGGGTTGAAATCAATTTCAGGTCCCTCGAAATTTTCAGCCCGGAGGGGGAGATACAAACACGCCGTGGGGGTGGTAGGCTTGCATCATAGGGAATTCACCCTAACCGAGCCATACGGCTCAAGGAGAGCGGGTCATGAGGAGAAGCAATAACCGCGATTGGAAAATCATTCGTCGTGTGGTGCAGGATGTAGTAGATGATTGGTTGTGGGCGGAAGAGCCTGAATACCGGCCCGGGTACAAGGAGAAGCTGCTGGCTGACGTGATCGACAGGCTGTGGCGGATTCAGGATAAGCAGAACAGGCTGATGGTGATGGAGGGTCGGGACATCCGCCCGCTGGAACTTTATTTCTCGGACATTCGGGCCATCCGCAGGTTGATGAGCTGGGCCATTCAGGAGCGTGTGTATCGGACCAAGGACTCCCTGGAGCTGATCCGGGAGGCCATGCGGCTCAGGATGGATGAAAAGAAGTTTGGCAGGATTGACGTGGAGGACTACCCTCCGTGTTGAGGGAACTGGATGGGGCCATCCGCCGGTTGCTGCTGAAATTGATTTCAGCTTGGCGGGTGGTCCTGTCCGACGTTCAACAGGCAGTAGAGGATATACGGCGCGCGACGGCGGGAGGGGGTGAGGAGGACGAAGACGAATGGGAGTAATGACACGGAAGTTGTTGGTACGGGTTACGCCGCAGAGACTCAGTAACGCCTTGGTGTACGGGGACGAAGTAACGGGGTATTTCATCGCTTTGCTGGGGCAGGACGGTAGAAGTCGGTGGGACGTGATCATTCCCTTCCGGGCGGGGGAGGGGGAGCAGCTGGTACGGGGTACGCTGTATCTCACCGACGCACAGGAACCGGAACGGCTGGAGGAACGTGCCAAGCGGATGCTGGAACGGCTGGGGGGAGTGGACCTGGTGGATATTACGGGCTAACGAAAATTAGGCGGCCGGAGGGACGAGGCAAGGACGTCTACCCTGTGGTAGGGTGTTCTTGTTAGGGGCTACACAGGGCGGCCCCTCCCCACCGCCTCCCAGGAGGCAAGGAGAAGAGGTCATGATGCGAAGACTGAAGGCCCTTTGGTGGCGGAACTGGTTGAAAGTCGTTCCCTGGCGGAGGACCCTGGCCCAGGCCATCATGGAGTGGGACAGGGGCTGCGATTGTATCTCCAAATCGGAGACTGTGGTTGAGGAAGCCTGCCCCGGGTGTGGGCAAAAAAGGGCCCTCTGCCTGACGTGTGGCGGGGTCCGGTGGTTTTATGATGAGCACGCCCATTGGTGCCCCTACTGGACGGCATGGCGTGACGTGCTCAAGCCCAAGGGGCGGAAGGAGTAGGAATCATGACTACGCAGTGTAAAGGGGTCTTGGCGCATCTCCAAATTGAACTGGTGGAGAGGGAGGAATCGGCGGAGTGGAAGTTCAGGGTGCCTGATCTGATCGCCCTGTCCCGGATCGGCGGAATCGTAGAGGGGTTCTGGGAGGCCCTGGGGGATAAGACAGAGGAGGCTGGGGCTGGGAATGAACAGATGAGGATCACGTTGAGCAGGCCGGGGGTGAATGGGAAGGTGTATGCCCACCGTTCTGGGTGGATGTCCATGAAAGACCTGCGGCGGCTCCTGGACATGTTGGACTTCGAGGTCATGATGAGCTTCAGGAACTGGGGGAACGTCTAGGCAGGTGGGAGGGGATGGGAGTAGGAACTCTCTTCCCCTCCTCCAGTTCGTCTTTCCCCACGCGTTAGCATATATATTGCCCCCCCGCAGAGGGGTGGGGTGGAGCAGCCGCCAGTAGAAGTTGAAATCAATTTCAGATGCCAGCCGACGCTCATATGTACGACGACGTCCCCCAAGACGCCGACGATTGAACCAAAGACGAAAGTCAAACACCTAAAAGTGTGCCTATATAATAGAGGTTGCTTAAATCGTGCCAAGCCGAAAAATTTGTGTTGCACAGCATTTTAGGGAGATACAACCCCGTCGAGGGGGTGGTATGCTGGGGGTAATGGAACCCTTAATCGCCTCTCAGGAGGCAAGGAGAATGTCATGAAGAAGACGGTGCGGTTCCAGGCGATTCCAATGAACGGGGAGATTCCCTACGGCTACGAGCAGACATTCACCGTAGACTCCTGGGAGGAGGTGAGTCGCCTTCTTAGGCAGGCCATTCTCCTGTGGGAGCTGGTGGACAGGGCCCGGCGGACGGACCGGGACGAAGTCATCTCCATGAAGGTGGAAATGGATGTGTTCGACGAGGATGGGAACCCCCTGCCTATGGCGGCCGGGGAGGAGCCCTATTTCTACATGAGCATCATTGAGGTCCCGGTGTGGGTGATCCGATCCCTGACCACCATGGGATTCTGAGGCAGTAGACTGGGGCCCATTACGGGCCCCTTTTTCCACCGCCCCAAACGGGGCAAGGAGTAGAGGTCATGGTTGATCGCTATGTGGTGACCACGGAGATTCGACGGGCGGACGGAGAGCTGGTGGGGGCAGCCGAACGGATCACCACCGACCCGGACACGGCGGTGGACGAGATCCGGACCCTGGCGGAGAGGGAGGGGCTGCTCCGCATGGCCTATCCCAACTGCCCTTTCAGCTCCTGGGAACTGTTCAACGTCAGTATTTTGGTCAGCAAGATCTACCGGGTGGCGGTGAACGAGGCGGGGTTCCAGACGCTCCCGGCGGTGTGTATGTATAGCTGCTGGCTGTGGTTGGACCCCAAAAGGATCGACAGCCTGATCTAGGGTGAATTGCATCGAATAGGGGCCCCTTCGGGGGCCTCGTCTTTCAAAATCAAAGACTCGTGCCTCGTCTTTCCCCACGCGACCGCTTTATATCAAAAGGCGGGGGCGAAGAAGAACGACGACGTCCTAGATCGTGGGAGCAAACAGAACGACGACGTGTTAGAACGCAAGCAGTGGAGACGACGCCGACCTGAAATCAATTTCAGAAGCAGCAGCGGGAGGAACCGACGAAGTAAGCTCAGCGGCGGGAGGGAGACGACGTACACGTTAGTCCGTCAAGCAACGAAGACTCGCAAGCTCGTCTTTAACACACAAAGACTCGTGCCTCGTCTTTCCCCACGCAGACGCCAGTCAGTCTTTCCCCACGCGACGACGTAAGAACGCCGACGACTCAGACGACGCCGACGAGGCACGCGACGCCCAGCGCGTCCGGCTGGACTTATCCACAGGCACGGATGTCACTGTGGATAACTTGTTGATAACCTTATCCACAGGTTATCCACAGGCGGCGGGATGCCCTGTGGATAACTTCCGGGCCTTTTGCGGGTTTGGTCTGACTAAACTTTGGTGGTTACTGGATAGGTCGGGCCCTGAAATTGATTTCAAAAAAACGGCCGGAAACCCTTGCACGGGCCGGAACGGTCTGGTACGGTCCTATTATGATCTTTGACATACCGGACCGGGGGCGGCGGTCCGGGCCCTGGCCAACAAGGGCGGGCCCCACCTCACGGGGCGGCCGGGGATAGGTTAAGGGGGCGGGAAAGGGAATCCCCTACGGGCCCAAGGGCCCAGGAAAGGGGATAGGACCATGAAAAAGGCTATCACAAAGGCGGGTACGGGTAAGGACACGGCCAAGGCCAAGGCGGCGGCCACCACGGACACCCCTACGGCCCTGGATCGGGCGGTTGGGGAGGCCTTGACCTTGCCCAACCCTTCACGGTCTGGTGGCACCTATACCGGGCCCCAGGGCCCCCGGGATCTTTACTGGACACGGGGCCTTGGGTGGGATTTTGTACGGCCCTTGTACCGGTTGCGGGAGGGGCTGAAGGTCGGGAAGGTCCCGGCTCCGGCCCTGGCCAGGCTCCAGGGCCGGAACGGAAAGGGCGGGCTGGCCCGGTTCAACCGGGAGGCTCCCTTCCAGGGGGCGGACCCGGCCCTGGAATCGGACCTCAAGGCCTTCCACAAGGCCCTTGCGGCCCTCCTGGGGGCCCTGGAATCCGGGCCCTCAAAGGGGGCTTTGTCCCGGGCGGACAAGGCCCTTGAGGCTTGCCTTCGGGTGTGGGCTCCCAGGCACAAGGACGGCCTCAAGGTGCTCAGGCACCTTGAGGCTCCCAAGGCCCTGGACACCACGGCCAAGGCCAAGGCCAAGGCCAAGGTGGCGGTGAAGGCTTAATTCCACGGGATTCCCTTTCCTCCCCAGGTAGGGCAGGGCCCTTTTCAGGGTACCCTGCCCTACTTTTTTTTGGCCATGGTTTGTTTACCATGGCCATACTTTCTCCTACCCACGGCCGGGCCCCAGGCCGGGTTATCCCCAGGTTATCAACAATGACACCGGTGCCTGTGGATAACTTTATCCACAGGTTATCCACACTGACACCCATGCCCCTGTGGATAACTCAAAAATCCCAGACGACGCCGCCCCGCCCAGGGGGTTGTTTTCTCCTGAAAAACACTTAGAGAATTTTTAGAATAAGGTAAATTTACATAAGCTGTAATACTTAGAGAATTTTTAGAATAAGGTAAATTTACATAAGCTGAAGATCCCCCCCACCCCCATTACAGTCATAGCTTCCCTCCTGCAAAATTACCCCCCACCCCCACATTATTACTGTTTGACAATGCCCAGACCACCATGCTATGCTTTGACAAATGCTGTTCTGCCCACGGCGGAGGACCCCCCATCATGTCTATTGATATTGCCCTTTGCCATGACGAATGGACCTTCTACATATATCCAATACTGTCAGGTTTAGCACATTTCACGGTAAATTGGCCGGCAGAAGATTGCATACTACGGTATGACCAATCTAAATATTCCTGTCGAATACCAAGTGGATCTACTGTTGTACCAGCAACTGATAGTTTAGACATAGTCATTGATTATGCTCCACGTAAATCTGAAGATGAGGTAAAGCAGCTTGTGGACACGGTATTGACCAGAGGCGGTATTGCTAGATACGATCATCATTGTTGGTGGTTGGTTTGGCTGCCTAAGGTAATTAAAAAGGGACAGATTATTACTGCGTCTGATTGGTTTCCTGGGGTAACAAAAGCTGTGTGGTGTGAGAACTCGATATGGATGAAGGTAAATGCCACGAGGCTTAAGGCCAAACGTTCGATTGGGATAAAAGACGAGCAATTTGTGCCCTGGATTGAGCGGAAGAGAAGGTTGAGGGTGGTCTGAAATTGATTTCAAAGGAAAGTACGATGGTGATAAATGATATTATTCAGAAAGATTTGCAGCAGGCATTTGAGGAGTTTTTGGAACTAGGTTGAAGTGGGAGAGGAAGTTGCGGGTGGGTTGCAATTGATTTCAGAATAGAAGGGGAAAACCATGTGGTCAAATAATTCAAACACACCCGCTGATGAGAGAGCTTTTGGTTGGACAATGACTACATATACGAATGACACAGATCTGGTGAATCATGAATCGTCACCGCAGTTCTTCTATTCAAATGGGTATTGGTTTGAGGTCGTTACTAAGGTGACGGATGCAGGTGGTGGAGCTGAACCGAAGCTTGAGGAAGGCAAAGAGCGTAGGTGGGATAGGCGGCGGAAGTTGAGGCTTTAGTATGAGCTTTTTGTTTTGTGTTGATCCCGCTACAAATAAGGCGGTTGTGTATTATGTAGAGGCTGGGCAGTCTGTGACGGTTAATTTGAATGTTGAGGATTTTGAGTCGAATGCTGTCATGCTGAGATATGATTCTAATAGTGTTGATGTGCCTGGGTATTGCGATGGAGCGTATGTCCCAGTTCCGACAATGTTGATAGTTGTGGATCGTAATGCTTCAGGTGCTAAGTTCACTGCGCCTGGGGTTCCTAGATTGAACCGAAAGAGGCGGATACGCTATGAGTGATGTTAAATGGCATTTGATGTCGATGTCGGTTGATGTGAACTCGCTGAAGATTACGTGGGAGGTCTACGATAAAGATGGGGGGCGTAGGCAAATTACATTGGTGCTAGATGAGTTGTATAAGAAAAAGGATTTGACGGACAAGCTGGTTGATTTGAGTGATTATATCCTACAGAACTATAAGCCAATGGGTACGAAACAGGGTGAGTCGGTGGAGCGGCGGCGTAAACTCAGGATAGGAGGCGGATGATCTGTAGAATGTAGTGCTTTTTGCTGCACAAAAGACCAGCTTATGGCGCCAGTGCAGACAGTATGGGTTAGGATTGGATTACGCCGCGATACTGACAGTCCCAGGGGGCGCGCATCTGGGTTAACAACACGCGTTTTTTTATTAACTGGGCAGACAGGGAGGCGGATGATGGACAGGGCGTTTTTTGAGTGGGAAGGCCCGCTGAGCAAAAGACCGGGAGGGGAAAGGGCACCCTCGATTCGGAAGATGATTGTTGCGTATTGTTTTGATTTAATTGGGGATGTTGCGACGGCGGAGGAGGCGGCAGACAGGTATATTGCGGGGTGGCTGGAGTTGTATGCTGATAAGTTGAAGGAAAAGGAGTAACTGTGAATATACGACAATTGTTGGATAAAGCGTTGAGGGACCTGGGGGCGGATGGTTTGGTGAATCTGGATATAGAGTGTGGGTGTGGATTGGATGAATTAGTGCTTTGTGACTATCTAGATCTTGATGAGTGTGTACTGGCAAAGAGGACAACGTCGGGAGGCGGTGGTTTTATACCAATGGAGGATGGAGTGGCGGAGGTAAAGTGAGTATGGAACCTATTGAAGGTCTTCCAAAAACGCGGGGTACTGAGGTACAGCATGTTTTGGAGAATTGTAAGTTCACAGAGGGGTGGGATGACACAGAACAGCTGCAACTTACGAAGCTGATGTTTGAGGTCGAGTTTATAGTCAGCTCCCCTAAGGGTATTCCATTTGAGGAACGGAAGGGTCAGCTACAACGACGGTTGTTGGACTGGTTGTATGCTCCGGTGTGTGAGGAGCTGCATAGGATAGCCTATATCATGTTGAATGGGGATATAGAAGATATTTTGGAGTACTTTCCAGAAAGGGGTAGTAACGGCAGATAATTATTCGGTAGTGGTTGAGTGGTCGGCTAACGATGACGTGTTTGTTGCTTCCTCCCCAGAATTTTCGGATGTTAGTGCAATTGGGATTAATAGGGTAGTGGCTATCCGCCGGCTTGAGGCGATTATTGATGTTCTTATGCAGGTGGTTACTGATTCCTTTACCCAGCCAGGCAAAGCGTTGGGTGGTGATAATAATGACGATTAATTGTGGGCCGAATAGGAGGCAAAGCGATGGCGACTAAGCAGAACTTCTCGTTTATCCCTGGGTATTGTGGTGGATACATCGGCATTATTGAGGGGGTGGATTATATTGAGATTGTCTTTCATGATGGAGACGTTGCCCCTGTCAGATTTAAGTTCCTTCATGGGTGGAAAGATGAGACGGAACGAACGATGTGGGTGGCTAATAAATTGCGTGAGATTGCCGACAAACTGGAAGAGTGGGTGAAGACATAATGAAAAAGCGCAGAGGCCTCAGTCGAGATATGCATGTTGCTAAAATAGTTGGTTCTAAGCGAGGTACAGTGCATATCCGCTGCGGACAGCGAAGTAGTTGGACATATTGCGGCCTGGAAAATAGAAACCCGTGGAACGCTAAGCCTGGTCAAAGGGCTGTAAGTTTTGAGACAGTGCAAGAAGAACCTACATGCAAGACGTGTATTAAGCTTTATGAAAAGGAGCATCAATGACCCACCGCGCCCCATCTAGGATAACCACAAAGGAGTAAATTGTGGGAAAATCAATAGTAGCTGCAATAAAAGCAGAGCAGGGCTGGACGATGAATGCACCGAAATGTGCTAACTGTGTGCACTATTCTAGTGATATTGTAGAGGTTATTCAGCAGTTTGGGGGATATCTGACTGAGAAGAATATCAGGTGTATTTTGGGTGGCTTTTCAACCAAAAAGAGTGCTTGGTGTAAAAAACACGCGCTGCGTGGGTGATGCCCCTGCGTATGGGTAGACCCACCGATCTAAGGAGACAGACAATGAAATATGTTGTTGATTTAGAACGTAGACTAGAGAAAATTGCCAACACACTAAGCGACGCATTGGGGGATACGGATCCATGGTTGGAACCAGACATGACGGATGAGGAAATCAGGCAAGAAGAGCCGATTTTCTGGGCGTGTAGCGAACTATACGAAATCATTCAAACAATAAAAACGGAGAAGTCAGTATGAGAGCCGACCAAGTACCAGATGAGGTGGAGCTTTACGTGGCAGCAGTTTGTCGGTGGGGCTCTGGTGCACAATTCGATTTATGCCAAGAGGAGCTGGCAGAATTAATAGCTGCTGTTTCGTGGTACAAACGTGGTCGCATAACTGAGGTACAACTAGCTGATGAAATAGCCGACGTCGAAATCATGCTAGGTCAGTTGCGCATTCTTATCAACCCAGAATTGATTGATAGTGCAAAACACGCCAAACTGATACGGTTGCAGCAGAGACTTGGCGCAATAAACCCACTAGATGGCGCAGTAAAGATGGTCAGCACGTAATGCCTTAGTTTATACGGAAAGGAGCACCAATGACCCACCGCCGAGGCCCTAATTGGGACAACTACATTATGCGTAAGTTCGGGCAATCTATTAGGGAAAAGATTGCTGAGTCGTTTGAGGGGTACGCAAACGCCGTGATTTGGGTGCGGAGGGAGAGGCTTTTGGATAATCTTCTGAAGCACAGTAGGGATTGGAACAAAGAAACGGTACAGTGAGAGGAAGGAGGTCGGTATGTGGGATGGCGGCAAAGATTGTTGGGACTGCATTCATTTTGATCCTCATACGTACAATGATATGGGATCGTGCAGGGCACCGGTACCGTACTTTCTTGAGCGTGGACCTGAGACTGGGATTATTACTGCGAGGGATGCAAAGTATGCAGAGGTGTGTAAGGCGTATGTGAAGAGGGAGTCGTATATTGCTAAGGCATTCAGGAGCCTGCTAGATGCTGATGACAAATGATAACTTCCACCTGAAATTGATTTCAAGTAGAAATCATGAATACAGATAAAATCACTAGATCCATAGATATTTTAAGAGTGTTTGCGCCTAGGGATGGTAAATATTGGTTGGCGTTCTCTGGTGGTAAAGACTCTATATGCCTATTGCAGTTGGCCAACGAAGCAAATGTTGCATATGAAGCGCATTATTCGGTTACTACTATGGACCCTCCTGAAGTTTTGCAGCATATGAGAAAACACTACCCTGAGGTGGTTTGGGATAGACCAGAAAAACCGTTGTGGGCTGCTATTAAGGACCATGGTATGCCTCCGACTCGCATTGTTAGGTGGTGTTGTAGGGAGTACAAAGAGGGTATAACACCGGATGGGGCGCGGCTTTTGGTGGGTGTACGTAAAGATGAGAGTGTAAGTAGAGCAAAAAACTGGAAAATGGCTCAGGTAATTAGGCGTAGAGGTAAAAGGCTTGAGGTCATTGCGCCGTTGTTGGAGTGGACTGAGGACGAGGTGTGGAGTTTCATCAAGGATAGGGGGTTAGCGTATCCTGCCTTGTATGATGAAGGACGAAGCAGGTTGGGGTGTGTCATGTGCCCCATGGCCAAGAATAAGCTCAATGATGCAGAACGTTGGCCTAAATTGGCTAGATTGTGGCGTAAGGGCATTTATTTATTGTGGGATAGATTGAACAAGGAGGGCAAACTAGATAAAACCGGAAAGTGGGGAACACCGGAGGCTTTATGGGATTGGTGGTTGCTTGGTAAAGACAACAACTCAAAAAAGTCAAGGAAAAAATGTACCGGATTGGACTTATTTAATAGTTATGGGGATTCAGTATGAAGGCATTTGATGAGCTGTCTGTTGAAGAGCTTATAGCTGATCTTGAGTTTCTTGTAGGTAGGATAAAATATGCTTGGCGTACTGAGCGTTCCGGAGTAGTCGGAGAATGGGGATTGTCTAGTAACAGTCTTGTGGCCATAGCATATGGTTGTATGGATGTAGAAGATCAAAAGTTACCTGTGGATAAGTGGGATCTAGCAGCCTGCGAGAAAATGTGGGAGCTTTTGCCTTCACATAGGAAAACCCAAGTTGTAGTGGACGCATTCTTCAGAGTGCTTGATCATGCAGTGTACGGGAAAGATCCAAAACGTGGACCTTACAATAAGAAACGTAATAATGCTAGTTGAAATTGATTTCAGAAAGGAGTGAAAACATGGAGTGTCCTCCGAGAGGCGGTCAGGCGGTGGAAGGTGAGACGGTCAGGTTGGTAGTAGAGCTTCAACTCAATGATCTGCGGTATATTGTTGATGAGGCGATTGCCGAAGCATTTGCAAAGCCAACGTATGGGTCTAAAGGTGGGCTAGGGTATATTATGGTGCATAAGGCAGCCAATGAGGCTGTGAAAAAGCTGGTTGCGCAGTTGGATATTGTGGAAATGGTCGGGGAGGCGGCGGTTAGGCTGGCTAGAGGAGTAGTTGATCAGGTGGTGGAAAAAGAGCTGCGTAAGATGGTCAGGGAATCGTTCAAGAAGCAAAAGGCGGAGGGAATCCTGCTATAATGAAAGGAGGGCGGGATGGACGTTGACGTAGGTACGGTCTTGTATAGGTATGTAGATTTTAAGGTGTATGGCGCACCGGCCCGGGGGATTTTGGAAGAGTACAAAGTGGTTAAGCGGACACAGTGTGGGGTGTGGATTGTTCTATTTCGTTACGGTACAACGTATCTTGGTCCTGGTTGGTCACTCAGAAGGTTTATGTACCTGAATACAAAGAATAAATTTGCTCATTTGGATAAGAAAGCTGCGCTTTACTCGTACATCATGAGAAAACGTAGGCAGTTGGAGATTCTACAGGGTCAGGTAGAGAAGGCTGTTAAATGTCTTCAGTGGGCGGAGGGTGAGTATGGATCTTCTTTTGAGTTTGATCTGGTTGATCGTAATTTGCTTGAGTGGGCTTCCCGTCGCGTGGATTATACATTATTGGATTAGCAGACGTGCCAATCGGGTAAATGTTTCAGGATGCAAGGTTCCATTGATGCTCTCGAAAGATGGGACGTGCCCTGGGCCTTGCATCACCCCGCCACCTTGTTTGGATTAGAAGGAGAGGTGTAATGTCGGAGCGTTATCCTAAAATTCAATCTCTTTACAAGCGCGATCCGAAGACTCATAAGCTCATTTTGGGTAAGTACACAACTGAGGAGTTTGAATACCTAGCCTCCAATAAGTGGGTATTTACAGAGAAAGTAGACGGAACAAATATTAGATTGGTATGGTCTGGAACCAGTGTGCGTATATTAGGTCGGACCGATAGGGCGCAGATTCCGGCTGGATTGATGCAACGGTTCACGGATGATGAGTTGCATGATTTGCCAAGATCGTCCGCCAATCTTGCCGAAGCATTGGCTGATATATTTGGAGATTATCCGGCTGTTCTCTTTGGTGAGGGTTATGGGCTTAAGATTCAAAAAGGAGGATCGTACAGGAAAGACCAAGGGTTTATACTGTTTGACGTGTGGGCGGATGGTCACTGGTTCACTAGAATTCAGATGCAGGAAGTGGGGGATCATTTAGGGTTCAAGTTAGTTCCTGTAGTTTTGACCGGAACGCTTCATGACATGGAGAGGTTGTGTAGGGATGGATTTGAATCAACGGTTGCAGAGAATACTAAGTGTCAGGCTGAAGGGCTAGTAGGAGTTCCAGCAGTTCCTGTATTAGATGGGTTTGGTAATCGTATTATTGTGAAACTGAAACACAAAGATATGATAAAAGCTCAGACTACTGCATAGTCATTGTGGGAGGTGGGATTATGAACAGGCAAAGAATGGAGTACAAACAGCCTTGTCCGGTTTGTGGAATGGATGCAGTGCTTATTGAAGATCCAATTGAGGGGACTGGTTATGTGAACGCTTACTACCAGCCCGCAGATACTAGGGAGACTGTAAAGGGTCCAAAAACAGCCTGTTCAATGTGTGGTGGTGACATTCCAATCAAGGAGACCGTAATTAATGAGCAAAAAGAGTTGGAGGAAGAAGAAAAGGCGGAAGGAAAGAAAGCAAAAAGGACTACATGGAAAAAGAGGAGAAAAGGCTGATGGGGTTAAAATGGGTGCTGGCGATTAAGGGAGCGTTGATTCTTTATCGGTGGGCGAAAGATTCCATTACTGACGACGGTAAGGTTACCAAGGACGAAGTGCTAAAGCTCGGAGACGAGCTGGTAACCGGACTGGGGCTGGATCTTCTTGATGATGCGCTGGATCAGTCTGTGGAGAACACCAGATAGGAGTTCTACAGTGTTGAAGTCACAGCGTTGCGTGATTTGTGGTAACGAAAAGAGCGCTGTTTATGTGATTTATGAAGATGGGGTAAGGTTTGCAGCTAGAATTGGGTTGGTGTCTAACCTGGGCGGGCTGGATGAAGATCAGAACGAATTGGTTGAGCGGGTGTGGTGTCAGCAGTGCGGTATACTCTATCATGAGGAGTCGATCTGTGCCTAAAAAGGTCACCATTGTCACTCCCTATGAGGAAATAGTATTTGAGCAAGGGGAGTACAGAACCAGTGGGTACTACTCTACAGTATCTGTCAGGTACGAGGGCGGGTTCGTTATCGTTCGGGAGGAGAACGGCGATGAACACGCTTTTCCGTCTTGCAGCGTGGTCAGGGTAGATACGATCACAGACTAGACCTGAAATCAATTTCAACATAGAGTGCCAAGTCTCCAGCGTGAAAATCACGTTGGGGATTTTTTTGTCTTATTGCCTGGGTACGATTACGACTGCAACTTTGGTAGTCCGGGCAGAGTTGATTCCTCTTTATTTAGTTTTGGTTGTCTGGTATTTGTGACGATACGGAATAAATAACCCAAGGAGAATAGATATGGCTAAGCTGCTGGACAATGTGTCTGTGGATACAGTGGGTGCTTCGTATGAATGGCCCGGCGGCGAGGCCGGGGTATTGGTGTACGGGGATTTGGGGGGGTCGTTGTGGTCTCTGGAAGTATCGTTTGATGGGGTAAACTTTGCTCCGTGTCAGATTATTGGCTCTCAGGGATCTGTTGGTTACTCGAAGTCGGCATTTCCTCCTGGGGTAATGGTGCGCGGGGTGCTTTCAGGGGGAGGGCTGCCGGCGGGCGTGACCATGGAGATTTGGCGGCTATAATGGCTAAAAAGCAGCAGGCCATGAAGGCCGTAGAAACTGCTGATGAGCAGATTGTGTATGGGGCCGTGTATATCCCAGATCAGGTAGATACTGACTGGGAGTCCATGGAGGCTGAGGACATCCGCAAGATGGCCTATAGCTTCATGGAAAATGGACGGTTCGATGCTATCGACATCATGCACAATCGTGAAAAGTCCGGGGCTGTGGTGGTTGAGTCTTTCATTGCCAGAAATGGAGACCCTGATTTTGATGAGGGTACCTGGGTGTTGGGGGTCCGTGTTCCTGAGGATATATGGAAGGACGTCAAGGCTGGAAAGCTGAATGGTTTTTCCTTCAATGGCACAGTGAAGAAGGTTCCTAAGAAAGTTCTTATGGAACTTACCAAGATTGCCATTGATGAGACTGAGCTTTCCACGGATGAGGAGATCCTCCCGGCCCACAAGCATGCGTACTACGTAGAGTTCAATGATGAGGGTGGGGTGGTCATGGGTTTTACTGATGAGGTGCTTGGGCATAAGCACGATATTTCTGGGACGACGGTTACAGATGTTGAGCTTGAGCATGCGCATCGGTTTTTTGTGGAGTAATACATGAGCAAGAAGGTTGTGACTCAGATTGAAACGGTAGTTAACTACATGACGGACCCGGACATGTCGGACGGGTTTGTGTCGTTGGTAAGTCGAGGAGCAAACCAAACCCCATTCCTGGTCGTGAAATCTGATAAGACCGAAGAGGAGGATGGCATGAGTAAGATCTTGCAGTCTGTGCTGGTTCCCAAGGACGTAGATATGGCTGTGGTCAAGGCGATGCTCGGGGATGATGTGAGTCTTTCCGACGGCATCGAGACTGGGAAGTACAAGGTGTTCGAGCAGGTGGCCAAGGGTGAGTGTGAGGACGGTTCGTTTGGGCTGGTTACTCTGTCGGAGGAGCATGGGATTCGTGGAGTAGTGGCGAAGCATGCTGGCTCTGGCAACATTGTAACGAAGCTTTTCAAGCCCAAAACCCCTGTGCTCAAGCTGGCTGACGGGATCAATGAGCAGTCTGATGAGGACGTGCTGAAGTCGGTGTCCTATGAGACCTACGATGAGCTGTACGCAATGTACAGTGGGATCTCGGCCGCTCTGGCGCAGACTGTTTCGTCTGCTGACGTGAAAAAGGAGATGATTCAGAAGTTCCTGGACAATTTTGTGGCCTATATTGACGAGGCCGTCAAGGTTACTGCTGACAAGTTTGCTCAGCCTATCGTCAAGGAAGAAGAGCAGAAGGAAGATGAGGAGGATGACCCTGTGGAGACAACTGAGAAGGGCGAGACGAAGGAAGAGAAGCCTGAGGTCGAGAAGGGTGAGGACGAAGAGGTTGAGGAGACAAAGGGCGAGGATGAAGACGGCCTTGATGGTGTGAAGAAGATGATCGAGGAGATGAAGGATAATCTTCAGAAGAGTCTGGAGGAGGCCCTGAAGCCTGTGCAGGATACTGTGAAGGGGCTTTCTAAGACTGTAGAGAAGATGCAGACGCAGATCCCGACTCCGGTAGACCTGAGCGATTCTGATGATCAGGTTCCGGCTTCTAAGAATGATCAGGATGACAAGAAGCAGACATTCAAGGGTGTGCTGTTCTCGGTGTAACCACTCTTCCAACAGAAGGAGGAACTTAGATGAGTCAGAGAACGATTGTAGAAAAGGCTGACATTGCTGTTGCGAATCTTCAGGCCAGTGGGGGGTATCTGAACCCTGAGCAGGCCGACACGTTTATTCGGATGGTACAGGACCAGCCTACACTGCTTCGTAGTGTGCGTACCGTGCGGATGAACGCTCCCAAGCGGAACATCGACAAGATCGGCTTCGGCAGCCGTATTCTGCGGGCCGCTCCTTCGTCTGGCACCCCGCTGGAGGCAAGTAAGCGGGCGGCTCCTGATCTCGGGCAGGTGGTCTTGGAGACCAAGGAAGTCCTGGCCGAGGTTCATATCCCCTACGACGTGCTTGAGGACAACATCGAGCGGGGGAACCTTGAGGACACCCTGATGGCTCAGATCACTGAGCGTGTGGCGGTGGATCTTGAGGAGCTGATCGTGCTTGGTGATACGGCTTCAGCCGATGCGTACCTCGCGCTGCTGGACGGTGCTGTGGCGCAGGCTACGGCTTCCGGTCACGTAGCGGACATCAGTGGTTGGGCCGACACCGGGTTCAAGAAGGAAGTGCTCAAAGAGGCCATCCTCAATATGCCCCCGAAGTATCTGCGTAACCGGCGGGCCATGCGGTTCTACGTGGATCACGAGAATGAGACTGAGTGGAGAAACAACATCGCCACCCGTGAGACCCTGCTTGGGGATCAGCGGCTGGAGGGGTACCAGCCTGTGATGGGCTTTGGTGTTCCGCTGGATACTGCGGTGCATATGCCCAACAACAAGATGCTCTTCTGTGATCCTCGTAACTTGATCTGGGGTGTGCAGCGTCAGATCATGATCGAGAGCGAGAGAGACATTCGGGCCAGGGCGCTTGTGGTGGTGGTTACCCTGCGAGTGGACTTCAAGGTGGAAGAGCCTGACGCGGTGGTGCTGGTGACTGGTATTGTCAACTAAATGGGCTGGGGGGCTTCGGCCCCCGGCTTTTGACTCGTTAAGGAGGTAACAAATATGAGTCTCAGACAGAATGCGGTACAGCAGGTCAAGATTGC